GTTACTAATGCGGAATTTCTTGGTTACTAATGCGGAATTTCTTGGTTACTAATGCGGAATTTCTTGGTTACTAATGCGGAATTTCTTGGTTACCTATGCATATCAAAAAGCTAGTATTTATGCGGCTTTCAAAGCTCCCGTAATCAAGAGAGTAATCAAGAGAGTAATCAAGAGAGTAATCAAGCTATCAATCAAGGAAAGCATTGGTAGACAGATAAAAAACAATTCAATATTAACTATGACATTTTAATTGGAATTTCGTGGTTACCTATGACACTAAAACCTATCATTTAATATCACTAAATGACACAAGATATCATCTTGAATACATGCTATTACTATGATACTCTCAACAATAGAAAAGTACGAAATAAAGTTAATTGCGCCTTACATATGTATGGCGCTTTTTTATTACTCAAAAAGGAGATAACTATGTTAACGATTAGAAGCAAGAGTATATCACTGTCAGGAGACAGCACAGTAAATGATCAATTGATTTTTGCGTTTCAGGCAAAAATCAATTCAAACAATCCTAAAGAGGTACAGTTTAGCAACTGGATAAACAACCATGAGTTATACAAGCAGAACCGGAAGGAATGCAATTCCGATTACGAGTCTTTCCAGGACGAAGTATACAAATTGCAAGACTCGATGCTGCCGCCGGCTGAAACGCTATGAGTAGCCAGATAATTACATGCCCCAATTGTGGAAGGATTATTTTCCACTATGACAAGAAAGCGACAAACGCTTTCGAAGTGCAATGTAGGAAATGTGAGCAAATGACTTGTATTCTTACACAGGACGGTATTGTGCAGTCAGTTAAGCCTATAAAAAAGATACAAGCCAAAAGTAGCAGCGGCAAAAGATTCTATTAAGAAAGGAAGGCGAACAGGATGTGGATGCTAAAGGGACGTCAGAAGATATATACGGACGCAAAAGAAATCACTGCCGACAACATAATCAAAGAATTGTCAAAAGCATATGAGAAACATAAATTTAATCGGTTAGAGATGCAATATCTTATAGATTTTGAAGCCGGCGATCAACCACTGGATAGACCCAAAATTGTTCGCCCTGAGATCAATATTAAAGTAACTGATAATGCCGCAAACTACATCACTGATTTTAAAATGGCGTATTTCTGGGGGACACCAGCAATGCTGATACAGCGATCCGATAAAGACGCACACAAAACACCAGCAGGCTTAGACGACGAAGGAATATCTGCACTTAACGAAATGCTTACAAATGCTTGCGACATAGGTTACAAGAATCAGGAGCTTGGCAATTTTGTTGAAAAAGTAGGTGTAGGATATCGACTTGTTGACGTTAAAACCGATTTTGAAGAAGATGACGAAGCTCTTGTGGATATATATACGTTAGACCCAAGATATGCTTTTTGTGTATATAGCAATGATGCCAAGCAAAAGAAGCTAATGGGAGTAACATACAGAACGGACAATGGTGAACAATATTTTACGTGTTTTACTCCTAAGATGCGCTTTGAAGTCTCAAAAGGCAAAATTGTTAAAAAATCATTAAATCCACTCAAAAAAATAGCGATAGTCGAATACGAGAGATCCGTTGACAGAACGGGCTGCTTTGAGAGACAAATATCAGATTGTATCGAACTTAACACGCTAGTCTCTGATTTTGCAAACCTTACAGCGCAGCAAACTCAGGAGATATGGTGGGGCAATGATGTTGATTTCCCAGTTGACCCCAAAACTAAAAAACCTATAGAAGTGAAGTCGGGGCAATGGGTGCTTACTAGCACAACACCAGATGGAAAGACACCACAAATCAAGGCACTATCTAATGCATTTGATACAAACGCAACATTAACAGCAATAGATACACGCTGGCGAAGAATTTTACAAAAGTGCAAAGTACCTACACAACAAGATTCGGAAGGCGGCGGTTCAACAGGAACAGCAATGGATATGTCTAGTGGATGGAGTGCAGCTGAGATTGACGCTGTGCGTGAGGAACAGATTGTGAGCAAGGCACAGCGAGAGGAGCTTAAACTTATCATAAAAGTACTCCAATTAACTCCATCAAATGTGCTTAAAGATGATGACCCAATCAAAAGAGTACATGTCGGAGACATCAATTTCCACTTCTCAAGAAGAAAGAACTATGACATGTCTGTTAAAGCAAATGCTTTATCAACCCTTATTAAGACTGGTGTACATGGTAGACATGCGCTTAAATTTATTGACGGTTTTGAAGACACCGAGGCTACATGGAACGACAGCAAGGAAATGATAGAAGCAGTGCAAAGGGCTGCTGCATCAAGCGGAACCACAGCAACGGAAGACAGTGAACCAACTGATAGACAAATAGATCAGTTGGAAACAAGCCCTATAACTGGGAAAGTATAAGGTGATGATATGGCACAGATATTTGGATTTGATGAAATCGAAAAGATACGGTCCATGCCATACAATAGATTTTTTGGCGAAATGGGAATCACAAAAAAGCAAAAACAAGAGCGCGTTGAATTTTCAGACAAAATTGAAGATGATATGCGTTTTTTAATTTTACTCATCCTGATTATGAAAGAGACAGGTAGAGTTGATACTAAGAAAGCAGCAGAACAATTTGAAGCAAAATTGCTGAAATGGATTGCACGATATATCGACCTTGACAGCGAGACAAAGGCTTATATATCAGATTTTTGTTTATCCACAGCACAAGTAACGGCAGACCATGTGAACGAAAAATATTATGTCTCGGAAGACCGAATACGTCTGGTAAGCGAAAACACAGCCCTTGATTTTTTAAACCATAAAGACTTCAAAGAGGCAGCCAGAAATAAAACATACAAAACATGGAACACAATTATAGATGGAAAAGAACGCGAAACACATCACAAGGAAGATCAAACAACAATACCGATAAACAACTACTTTTTAGTAGGCAAAGCACTTATGCGGTATCCACATGATATGGCAGTTGCTTTTACTAACCCAGAGGAAGTGATCAATTGTCGCTGTTGGGTGACGTACTCTTAATTTATGCAAAGAACAGGCTCTTTAAACGAAGGTTTGAAGGGCTTTTTGTTTGCACAAAATTAGGGCAAACAAGTCGGAGACGGACTTTAAGGAGCAAAACAGCTCAGAGAAGAGCTTAATAATCGCACAAATCAAAGCGGAGAGAACCGCACAAACGCAGAAAGGAATGAATCTATGAAGACTCAGCCGATTTTCAAAACATTTGAACGCAGTGCTACCAAGAGAAAATTAAACCTGCAGCTTTTTGCAGAGCCGACACCGGAGGTTGAAACTCATGAAGAGCCAAAGGGATCAGGTGATGATCACGAACCGGAAACTGATGCTGATGTATTAAGAGTGCAGCTTGCACAGGCAAACGCGCAGATCGCGAAGCTCACAAACAAAGCTGATGCATTGGCATCCGAGAATGCAGCTAAGACAAAGCAGCTCAGAGAAAAGATGACTGCTCAAGAGAAGGAAGCGGAAGCAAAGAAAGAGGCAGAAGCCGAGAGAGACAAGCAGTTCAAGGCAATGCAGCGCGAGCTGACGATTATGAAATCTACCAATACATACATGGACACTTTGGAAATGTCCAAGGAAGTAGCACAACAGTACGCCGAGGCAAGAGCTGACGGAGATGGAGATAAGGAAAACGAAATCTTGAGGCAGCACATGAAAACGCTCAAATCAAAGATGATGCAGGAGTTTTTGGCAGAGCGCGGCGAAGTCAATGCCGGCCACGGAGACAGTCACGAGAGCAAGGCTGTTGAACTTATGAAGTCACTACCGACGTATTCAACAGAGGTTGATGAGAGTGTTTTGAAGCAATACATGTAAAGAAAGGAAGTAAGAAATGGCAAGAGGAGACATGAGATATGCAACAACCGAGATACGTCCATCCGGTGCAGAGATCTTAAACAGAGAGGTGTTCGAAGGAGTGCCAATGACTATTGATTTTACAGATGTCAGCACTACTGATAGTGATACCGGAGAGAAGGTTGTAAAAGCAGGAAGCGTAATTAGCGGAACAGGAACAGTAGTTGCAGCAACACCATGGACAGGCGGAGCTGGAATCTTACTTTTTGATGTGTATGAGCATCGACCACAGGGAACGATTCTCAAAAAGGCATACATTAACAAGTCAAGAGCAGAACAGAATGCAGGAATCACTTATGATGCAGACTTAACTAAGATCCTGCCTATGATCGTGGTTGAGTAAAAAGGAGGAGCAATGGCAGTTTTAATTACAGATATTTATGATTCACAGGCAGTTGCCGCAAGACGTACACAAGATCCAAGTAATGCCATGGGCTTTGTCGGAAAGGCTTTTTTCCCAAACAGAAAGAAACTGGGCTTGTCATTAAAATGGATTAAGACACACAAAGGCTTAAACGCCATCTTAAAGCCAAGTAATTTTGACGCAATTCCGATGATCAGAGTCCGTGAGGGATTCAAGCAGGAGTCTACAGAGATGATCTTTTTCCGTGAGAGCATGACTGTACGAGAGGAAGATTTAATGCGACTCATGGAGATAGAAGACGCTAATAGCCCATTCATTGGAGACATTATATCATCAATTTACAATGATGCTGCAAGGCTTATTGACGGTGCAGAAATCGCTGCCGAAGTAATGCGAATGGCACTACTTGCGCCAAAGGACGGAAAGCCATCTATTGCAATAGGAACCGGGGAACCAGAGAGTGACAATATGGTTTATGGCTACGATTACGATAGCGATGGAACATATAAGCAAAAGCATTATTTGAAAATCGAAGGCACTGATACTTGGGATCATCCTGACACAGCGAAGCCATTAAAAGACGTTCAGCAGGGTACTAAATATTTAAAGTCAATCGGAGTACTTCCTCGCTATGCGATGATGAACAGCACTACATTTGACTATCTCGTTGAAAACGAGCAGATCAAGAACGCTTTAATTACTTCTTCTGGCAAGACGGTTGATTTTACCGATGAAGCAACCGTTAAGGAGATCTTTACGCGAAAGACAGGCCTGACACCTATTATTTATGACAAGATGTACATTGACTACAAGGGAAAGACTCAAAAGTTCTATCCGGATGACAAAGTAACCATAATCGGTGCAGGAACACTGGGATCAACATATTATGGTGTGACACCAGAAGAGCGTACATTGATGTCGAATAAAAATGTGGATGTTGCCATGCTTGACAACCGCATTGCAATTGCAACAAAAACTGAGCAGGGACCACCTATTAAGACTACAACCAGCGTATCACAGATTGTGCTTCCATCATATGAGGGCATCGACAGCACATTTGTAATTGACGTCAAGTAATGAAATTTGATCACATGATCAAGCTTAACGGAATCTACTATGCAGCTGGTGAAGACGTCCCAATGGAAGAGAAAAACGATGCCCCAGAGATTGATGTCCCGATGGAAGAGAAAATCGAAATTCCAGAGTTGCAAGTTGATGATGAACCAAAGCGAAGAGGCAAGAAACCAAAAGCTGTTTGATGGAGGTGAGAAAGTATGAGTTATACAGACAACCTTGCAGACGAGCTTTTTTTTGATTTGCAAGTTGAACTTTCAAATGATGAAGAAGGCGGCAGCTTTTCGGAACCGTTACTCAAGCAAAAAATCAAAAGTGCAATCAGAGAAGTCAGAGACAAAAGAAGATATCCACTTGGATATACGGACGGAATGATTGCACAAGATTTAGATAGGTACTATAGCCAGATTCGCAATTTGGCTTTGTACGATTATAACTCGATTGGCTTTGAGGGTGAGAGTCAGCACAGTGAGGATTCCATTCAGCGAACAATGGTGGATAGAAACACTTTGTTTGCTGGAATAATACCGTTAGCAACAGTCTAAGAAGGATGTTCGCCAGTGTGTTTGCAATGCTTGTGAATACATTGGCAGGGTGCATATTAAAGTGGCGGTGGGCAATATGCAAAAATATAAGCAGGAGATATAAAGATGCAAGAGTTTTTATTACAAACATACACAATCATCCTTCCGATTGCTTTAGGATACATTGTTTGGCTTCTGCAGCAACAGAAGAAAGACAAGAACGCGAATGAGAGAGGAACCATGCTGTTATTGCGTGTGCAACTGATCGAGTATCACACGAAATACATGCGGCTAGGGGAGATACCACCCTATGCTTATCAGAACTTCGAGGAAATGTATGAAGCCTATCATGATTTAGGCGGAAACGGCATGGTTAAAAAGATGTATGAAGAGATCAAAGAGTTGCACATCAAGAGTGGAGGAGGTAAATAAAATGGATATATCGAGCATGACTACCGTGATTGCAATTGTAGTTATTTGCTATTTGATTGGGCTTGCAGCAAAGACGATTCCAGCAGTCAAGGATAATTACATTCCGGTCATTGTGGGCACTTTTGGCGGCGTTTTGGGAGTTTTAGGAATGTATGTTATACCAGACTTCCCAGCGCAGGATATTCTGAATGCAATTGCTGTCGGCATTGTATCAGGTTTGTCTAGCACTGGCGTCAATCAGGTATACAAGCAGTTAAAAAATGGCGCGGACAAGTAGAAGAAATCGCCAACAGATGTGGTATTCGTACCAAGTCGGAAAAGTGCCTGGATATCTGAGAGACGAAAATGGTGACATTCAGTACGAGAGTTACGTTGGAGCTGATGGGGAGGTATATTTTTATACCGATGATGAAGGCAAAAAAATCCCGAAAGAAAGCGGTGAAATGGAAGTGCTTTATAGCAATCCTGTGAAGTTTTGGGGAACAATCACATCACAGCTAAAAAACGCTATCATGCGAGCATGGGGAAGCGACAGCACAAACAATTATGCTACGCTCATCTTAGCTAAACATGCAAAAGACTCTGGCGGAAACGAACTTAACTTGCCGTTTGGAGCAAGAATTTGGCTGCATTCAGAAATCAAAACAAAACCAAATGGATCACCAGATGAAAATTCTGCTGACTATCAAGTGAGTGGAATCATGAATGAAGCACTGAATGAAACGTCTTACTATCTGCAGGTATTGCAGCAAAGCGAGGAAAAAACCTAATGGCAAAGGCTTTGGAAATAAAGGTGAGCGGAGTAGATGAAGCCATAAAGATGTTGGAACGTTACCAAAAAACGTTCCAAACGCGAGTAGAGCTTTTCATGAAGAAACTTACTGATTACGGAGTGGAAAAAGCAACAGAAGAAGTCTTGACGATGGATGCAGTATTTACTGGTGAACTTGTAAATAGCATTCACTCAACCGAGATAGAGAGCAACGCAGAGCGAGTTATCTTTGCGGTAGAAGCTGATTCAGAACATGCTATCTATGTAGAAATGGGAACAGGAATTATAGGCGCTACTACTCCATATCCGGGCAAGCTCCCGGCTATTTATGCGCAAGGAAAAACAATTAGAAAAACGGCAGACGGTAGATATGGCTGGTATTATCTGGGCGGAGATGGAAAGTGGTACTTCACAGAAGGTATGCCATCAAGACCATTCATGTATCATGCCTCAACACAAATGAGACATGATATTGAAAGAATTGCAAGGGAGGTGTTTGGATAGTGGCTCAGAATCAATGGGTCATCGACCTTGAGAGCAAGGTATTATCCCTTGTGAAAGGCAAGACATACAACAAGCTAAAGAAAAGATATCCACAAATAATGTACACCACCTCAAATATAAGCAATGATTCGCAGCGTAATTTTCCCTGCGTGTACGTCCATGAGTTGGGTGGAAGCGAAGCAAACTCCGATCTGGAACGCACAAGAATCAATACTATAGTGGCAGGATTCCAAATTGAAGTGTATAGCAACACATCACAGCTAGACTGTAGAACTATAATGGCAGAAATTATGGACTGTCTAAAAAAGCTTATGTTCGATGTAAAGATGTCACCATACGCAGACAATCAATCACCAATATATCGTTATGTAGCACGTTTTGAAAGAACATTTGATTGGAATGATATTTTTTAAGCTCCATCGGCAAGATGGGGCTTTTTTAGTAGGAGGAATACAAAATGGCAACAGGCTTAAAAAGTAGGATTATTTACAGAGAGAAAACAAAGGAAGATAGCGCAGCCGATTACTGGGCAGGTGAATATAAGCTCTTGATTAGGGCAAAGTCAATTCCATCACCTATTGGCAGTGTTAACATGGTTGATACATCAACCTTGGAAGACTTGATGGAGACTCAGGAGCAGGGAAGAAGAGCAGCTGCGTCAATGGAAGTACCAGGTGCTTTTGAAAAAAAATATAAGGACGAACTTGTTAAAAATGAGGGAAAGCAATTAGATATCTGTATTCTCTACGGAACAGATGGAAAAGGCTCAGAAGGAATTGCAGCGTTTATAGGAACAGAGTCTTTTGCACCAGATGAAGCGACAGAAGATCATCTTACAGGAACAGTAACAATTGCTACAGTAACCAATCCAAGATGGATTGAGGATAGTTATACCGTATCTGTAACAGAAGATGAGAATGGTTATCCAACATCAATTACACTGGCAAAGAAAGAAATGTAACAACTATATTCGGGAAGCGTGAGCTTCCCGTTTTTTGTTTAAAGGAGAATGAATTATGAAATTTATGAATTATGAAATTAAGTTTGGAATCGAAGCAACTACAAAGAGCGGAATTTTAAAAAAGATTAAAGAAATTCAACAGTCCAGTGATGATGAAGCTCAACAGTCCAGTGATGATTTTGTTGATGAGATTGAAATGATACTTAATATGCTTCCGGAGTTTTTACTGGTAGGGCTGCAAAAAAGACATAAGGACGAGTTTGGATACGATTACAACACAAATAAAGGCAAGGAAGAGGCAACAGCAAAGGTATGCGAATTGATTGATGAGTATACCGATCAGGAAGATTCAAGTATTAGGGAGCTTTTTGAAGAACTGATAAAAGAGGTGATGCAGAATGGTTTTTTCAAGAAAGAAGTTCTGCAGATGAAAGCGGAGAAAGAAGCGAAAGAGCAAAAAACAGAGTAATAGATCCAATTGATTATTACGATGAAAAGTTGCTTCCATATTTTCTGTGCGTTACGCAACAATATGGCTTCACCACTGAACAAATAGGCAATATGTGCCCGTGTGAGTTAAAACCATATGAGCTTGCTTACAAGCTGCATCAACAGCAAGTCGACATACAAAACCACATGCTAGGAAAGTACGTGAGAATGTCTATTTTGTCAACGCTGGGCAATAGTCAGTGGTTTAAAGGGAAGCATACGCCACCGTTTGAATATCCAGATATGCCTTTCTTGCAACAGGAGGCAAAGAAAAGTGAAAACGGTAATGTGGAATCTAACGAAGAAATCGCAGTGTACGAAATGAGACAAAGAATCAGGCAGCTTGAAAAGCAAGGATTGCCAGAGAGTCCAATCTAGGGAGGAGGGATAAAATGAGCGAGGTAAATATTGATTCAATACGGATTGAGGCTAAAACAAATATCAAAGAGGCTATATCCGATATTGAAGCATTGAAACAATCCCTAACTGGATTGAGCGACAACAAAAGCGGAATTGATCATTATTCAACGTCTGTAAACGGGTTAACGCAAAGACTGACGAAGTTGACAGGAATAACCAATAAGGCAGGAATTGCAGCGGTTGAAAAATCTGTAAGAGAACTTGCGGAAGCATCTATTAAGCTTAACAACTTGCAACTTAACGAAAAGAAGGGTTCAATCTTTTCCGAGGACACATGGAAAAGAGCCATGGAGAACGTGGAAAGTGCGATGGAAAACGTAAAAAATACCATCGCACAGAACGTTAAGGAAATCAGACAGCTAGACGGTGTTGAAAAGGCTTTTGATAACTATATCAAAAAAGCTCAAAATATAAAGATCCCGATTGGCGTAAAAAATGACCTAAAGACAGATAGAGAATTTGCCAATCTGCGAAGTGTACTTGGAAAGAATTTCTCCACAGCAAATAGTGGCACAGATTTTGTAGCGTTCATAGATGATATGAACAAATCAATAAATACCACTTTTGATACCACAAAAAACGCAACAGATTTATTTAGGGATGTAGTAGAGCGTTTAAGAGATATACGTAAGGAAGCTGTGATGACATCACAGGATGTTATCAAAAACGGCTTAATTCCAGTACAAGAGATTGAATCTGAACTGTCAAAGTTTGCTGCAAAAGACATACCTAACCTTAGCGAGAAGTATGGACTCACTGAAAACGATGTTTATGGTGGCAAAAAACTATCAGAAAACAACGAAACAGAAAGCGTAAAAGAAGTTACAAGCGCCATCGGGCAGAAGACCAGAGCGTTTGAAAAAGAGCAACAGACTGTAACCGATGTTGTGAATAGCGAGATGAAAGACCTTATCAATTTAAGGTCAACCATCGAATCCGTTACAAATGCTGTAGGAGATGGAAAAGGCCTGGCAGGAGCGTTCAAAGGACTTAAAGAACTTGGCTTGGGCGAACTGGCTTCGTTGAAAAACATTGACTTTTCTGGAATTGCAAAGCTGAACATAAAAGCATTACAGGAAACAATAAAACAGACTACCGATATTAAAAACAGTGCAAGCAAAACAATAAGAGAATTAGTGCATGATTCCGAATTGAAATATGCACTAGGATCTAGCAGCCCAGAACGCTTAATTGCTAAGACGACTGCAAAAGGAAATGAAATCAATATTCCTACAAAACTAAGCGAAATACAGTCTTTGTATCAAAAGCTAATAAATTACAAAGGTGAGCTTATTAAATCTATTAACGAAACATGGAATAACAACAATGAAAGTCTTGATGTAGCTATTGACAAAATTTTAAAATACCGTGAACAGCTTGCACAAACAAGATCTTCGATCAAACAGGTTGGAGAAGCACTAGAAGCTGTGCGCAATGGAGCTGACATTACAAAAGGTGAACAGTGGTTAGCGAAATATAATTCATTTCTAGGGGATACGCAGGAATATAGAACTAAAATTTTGCAAGAATCACTAGAAATGTTGCAAACAGAACAAAAAAATTCACCAAAATTAAATTTGATGGAATCACTATCGGATTTAGGCACTGCAACTAATTCTGTTGAACAAAAGCTATCAGAATTATTTGATATGTTGCAATCACTCCCATCTTCAACAGATAGGGTTGGCTCACAGGCCAGAACTATGATTGTACAATCAGCACAGCAATTAGGAATTGCAACCGAAAGCATAGAAAATGCACTGTCAACATTGCATGGAACCCTCAGAGAATATAGTACCGCAAGTGAAACTTCTGCACCAATAGATGATTTAAACAATCATGTAAATTTGGTTGAGCAAAGCTTGTCTGCATTGGATTCTGCTCTGCAATTAACACAGAATGAGGTTAGAGCATTTGCGCAAACTGGTCAATTGTCAGAAACAGCATTGCAAGCATTGTCAAATGCATCGCAAACGTCTGACATGGTTATTGACCATATGAACTCTAGCATAAGTGAGCTTACAGGAAACTTAGGTTTTTACAGGCAATCGCTTGAACAAGCTTCACAAGAACCACCAATATTTAGAGACATGCCAGATGATATCAACAGATTGAACCGAAACATGCAAAAATTGCCACTTAGCCTATCACAGTTAAAATCAGATATAAGTGATTTGGCAGGCATTATGGGTGGATTTGTAGGAAAAGCGATATCTGTTGCAGGTGCAATTGGCAAAATAGGATCTTTTGCAGCGAAAGTAAACAAGCAGATATTGTCGTTCACAAAAAACTTTGCAAAATTGTCATGGGAGTTTTTGAATTTTGGTTCAAGCAAAAACGCATTATCTGGGTTAAAGAGTCCGTTCAGCCAGTCCTCAGCCAGTCTCGGAGACTTTAACAAGAAATTAAAGCATGGAATCACAACTGTGTTGCGCTACGGTTTTGGAATCAGATCTTTGTATGTGCTGTTTAACAAACTACGATCAGGAATTAAGGATGGAATCAACAACCTTGTTATGTTTAGTGATAGGGCGAACAAAAGTTTGTCACTATTGACATCTGACATGTCGTATGTTGGAAATAGCGTGGCTGCGGCATTTGAGCCAATACTGAATATTGTTGCACCAGTTATCGACCAAATTGTAGATTATGCAGTTGCAGGAATCAATGCTGTAGGTGCTTTTATAGCATCAATAACAGGGCAAACATCATATACGGTAGCTGTAAAGAACATCAAAGACTATCGCGACAGTTTAAACGGCACAGCATCTGCAGGCAATGCAGCAAGTGACGCAACTGATAAGTTAAAAGACAAGACCGATGAGTTAAAGCGTGAGTTAATGGGATTTGACGAAATTGAAAAATTTTCGGAAGATCTCGATAACGCAGCTAACAGTGGTTCAGGAAGTGGAAGCGGAAGTGGTTCTGGAAACGGCTCAGGAACGGAAGATCCTATACTTTTTACAAAAAAGGATATACCAGGAGCGGTATCCAACTTTGCAGATCTCGTAAAGGATGCTTGGGCGAAAGCCGATTTTACCGATGTCGGTAAAATAGTTGGAACGAAACTCCGTGATGCACTTGATTCCATTGAATGGGAGCCAATCAAGGAGCAGGCAAACAAAATTGCCAAAGTCACAGGAACATTTATAAATGGCTTCTTTGAGACGGAAGGTCTTGACAAGAGTGTTGGAAGAACACTTGGAGAAGCAGTCAACACAGCTGTAGGTGCAATCAATACTTTTGTAGATACAACTCACTGGACATCACTTGGCGAATTTATGTCAGGCGGACTTAGAAGTGCAATAGCTACTATTGATTGGGACGGTCTTGGAAAGACCATAAATGCCAAATACAAGGCTTTGTGGGGGTTCCTTGATGGATTTGTAGTAGATATGTCTAAAATCAATTTTAGCGGCACTACAGGGTGGCAGGAAGCAGGTAATGCACTTGCAAGTACAATCAATAGCATTTTTGCAGATAGAGACTATACAAAAACTGGACAAACTATTGCGGTTGGAATCAATGGAATCACATCTGCGCTAACAACAGGAATAGCAGGAATTGATTTCAATTCGATATCCAGAAATTTTTCAAACGGAATCAACAGCGTATTTTACAAGGTAGATTGGCAAGCAATCGGCACAATGCTATCCGATGGAATGAATACAGCAGCTTCATCATTGCTGACTTTCTCGGTAACGGTTGATTGGAAAAGAATAGGTTCAGAACTTGCAAGCTCTGCAAATACTTTTTTGGCAAATACTGATTTTAGTCAAGCAGGAAAAGCACTGGGTCAAGCGTTTAAAGGTGCACTATCCGCAATTAACGAGTTTGCAGCAACATTTAATTGGCGATCTCTTGGAGTTGATATAAACAACTTCATTAAGGGCATCAACTGGGGCGAAATCTTAAAAACAAGTGCAAATATAGTTGTCAACACGTTTTTTGGATTATTTGAGGCAGCATGGGGGCTTATATTCGGGGGAAATGACACAAAGTATACCGCTATAGCTGATAACCTTAACAAAGCTATTTCGAAGCTGAATGTTGAGTGGCCAAAGTTTAAACAAGATGAGCTTAGTAATTTTGATTCGGCGATGGATTCACTGGACAAATTTTGGGAAATCAATGAGAAATTTAAAAAGAATGGAAGCCTATCAGCGCAGGATGAGTCCTTGTTCAAATTTTACTATGAACAAATTTCAAAGTACGCACCAGATATTGCTAAGGAAATTGGAAGCATACAGACAGCTTACCAAGGAACAAAAGATACACTTGAAAAACTTATTGAAACGCAGAAAAACGCAGCTATTCAAAAGGGATTTTCAAGTGCGTTAGAGGATGCTTCTAAGATTTACGGCGATGCCGTAGTTGCTCTTGAGCAATTAAAAACCAAATTTATAGATGATTCTGTCTCATGGAAAGCTGATATATTAAATGGACTCTTATCAAGAGTGGATGTATACGGTGGAACAATCGAGACCTGGGAAAAAACTTTTGATAAGTTTTTACAAAAAGTGAGAGATGGTTCCATTGACTTTCAGAATCTTACAGAAGACGAGGAAGCACTCTGGCAAGTCATGCGAGAAATGAATCCTCAATTCGGAACAATGGAAGAAAGCATGGAATCACTAAATGGAACTGTCGAGACATCTGGAAAGACTGTAGATAAATTGCAAGTGGCCATGGGACGCTATAGAGATAATACTTCATCTGCAACAACCAATACAAAAAACTTAATTCAAAAGCTTAAAGGAATTAAGTTGACCGGAGTTTGGAAATCACTTGCAGATGAGCTGAGAGATACACTGGATAGCGTAACTGAATCTTTAAAATCTGATAAATTTGCACTAGGAATCAGCAATACCTTAACTGACATGTTTGATAAGGAATTCAAAGTAAATTTAAAGGCAGGATCACTTGATACCAGTGAGCTTACCCAAAAAGACAAGACAATCCAAGGTGCATCAGCAAATGTTGTGAGTGCTAAAAATGCGCTTCCAGACTATGCAAAAAAACTTGATTTGGTAGCAAATTTGACAAGCAAACAAGATTCAATTGCCGATAGAGTGATCAGTGGATTAACAGGTTGGATGACGGACTTTCAAAATAAGGTTCCAGAAAACAACCGATGGTTCAGCGGACTGACAGGTTGGATGACGGACTTTCAAAATAAGGTTCCAGAGAACAATCGTTGGTTTAGTGGATTAACAGGTTGGATGACGGACTTTCAAAATAAGGTTCCAGAAAACAACCGATGGTTCAGCGGACTGACAGGTTGGATGACGGACTTTCAAAATAAGGTTCCAGAAAACAACCGATGGTTCAGCGGACTGACAGGTTGGATGACGGACTTTCAAAATAAGGTTCCAGAGAACAATCGTTGGTTTAGTGGATTAACAGGTTGGGTAACGTCATTGGGAGACTCAATTCCGATATCTGGAAAATGGTTCAGTGGAATTTTAGGATATGTTAATCAGGTTCAGAAACAATCTGGAGTATCGCTAATTCTTTCAGGGATAACAGGATTTATTTCAAGCATAGTTTCAGGTACTAAAAAATCCACAGGCGGAGCCTTTTATGGTGGAAGATGGCATGACATACCACAATTTAGTAGTGGAGGAGTCATCACAAAAGACTTCATGTCAAGCTTTAGCGTCATTCCACAATATGCAGGTGGTACTGTAAATGCAGGCTCAATGTTTATTGCAGGAGAGGCTGGACCAGAACTTGTGGGACATGTAGGCGGCAGGACAGAAGTACTCAACGAATCGCAGCTTGCAAGCGTGATGCAAAGTGCAGTAGCAGAAGGAATGCAAGCTGCAATGTCGCAAATGGGTGGCGGCGGAAATGTAACCGTCAATGTCACACTTCAAGGCGATGCAAGGCGCATTTTTGAAGTAGTGAAGAATGAGAATAATTCACGTGTTATGCAGACTGGCAAGGCGCAACTTTTAACGTAAAGGAGGGAAACAATGCAATGGATGGTCCAGTAAAAACTGTAATCATAAGTGGATTGGAGTTGAAAGCTAAAGATCTGACGATAACAGATAACAACATCTGGAGCCGCAATACGGGGCGAGTTGCGTCTGGCGATATGGAAGGTGACATCAAAGCAAAGAAAATTAAGTTAAATCTTACGCTGGCGCCTTTGGATGATGAAGAAGCAGCAGCTTTTGCTGCTGCAATAGAACCACCATTTTTTCCGATCACTTTCCGAAATCCGAAGTCTGGGAAAACAGAAACGCGCAAATTTTATGTTGGAACGCCAACATATCCGGTGTATTCATACGCCGATATACTGCCCAGATATGTTGGCGTTGCCGCAAATTTTATTGAAAAATGAGGTGTCAAAATGAAGATGTCAAATAGAACACTGGTAAAAACAATCAATGGACTTTTATCGTTTAAAAACAATGGCGTAAGAAAGCCGATTAAGGCAATTTATGCAATCAACCACAATATTGAAATGTTGGATAAAGCTGCGATTCCTTTTCAAGAATCAAGAAATGAATTGATTGAAAAGTACTGCGATAAAAAGAAAAATGGTGACATTGTGCCCAAAAAGGGAATGGAGCAAAACCTAGAATCAGAGTTGGGTGAATTACTGGATGGAATTGAAGTTGACGTAGATGTTTACAAAATTCCAATTAGCCTGATCGAGAATATAGAAGCATCAGAGCTTGAATTTGAAGCAATTAGCATGATGCTAGAGAAAAGTGAGGTGGAAAAAGCATGACATATGATTATATGGTGAAACAAGATGGACAGTTTTATAAACCTGGTCAAGATGTGCCAGATATGGGTACATTAGTGTGCACGTCTGCGCAAGGCAATATACGTAGTTATGAGGGACTTGTTAAGGATGTTGACAAACTACCCACGTATGTTGCAACAGGCAGCTCTTTTCTGGCAAGTGATACTGGCGATTATTATAAATTTGAAGAGTCAACAGCAGCATGGAATAAGATTTAAGGAGTAAAAGATGAAACCAGAAGACGTCATTGGCATTTTAAATCGCAAGGTTCAGAACGCAACTGTAACGGAAGATCAAATTGATGCAGCTGTTGAAAAGTATCATAAGACTCATCCGTTGGAAACTGACAAAACACTCACTGTTCCTGGTGCCTTTGCAGATGCAAAGGCGGTTGGAGATGGATTGAGCAAAAAAGTAGCAGGAAAAGGAATAACTTTGTACTATGCACAGAAAAAACAGTGCGCAGCCATTAAATTTGATGAACAAGGCTAGGTGATCATTATGGGATTATGGACGGAATATAAGAAAAAAACGGCTGTAAAATCTACAGATACTTTTCTTGTGTATGACAACGCAGAAGGCGTAATGCAGGTTGATGGATCAAATGTAAAAAAATCCTTTAGAGATGCTACAGATACCACATTGTCACAAGCAGACACGCCAGCCGATGCAAAAGCAGTTGGAGATAGATTCGCAAAGGTTGAAAAGAAGAATACAGAGCAGGACGCAGCGCTAAAAACAAAGGCTGGTGGTACCGGCATAGAATTTTTCTTCGACTCAGCCAAAGGGTGCTTGGCTGCAAGGATAAAAGTAGAGGAGGAAGGTGTATGGCTAACAAAATAATATATCTTGCAAAATGGGAAGATGTGGAAAAATTAAAGGCTGCATCAAAAACTCAAGAAACTAATATAGCGGATTTAACAAAGGAACTTGCAAAGAAAGCAAATGGTCAAGGGATCACTCTGAGCATAAATGAAAGTGGCGGACTGAGGGTGACGTATGACGACGGAAAGTGAGGATAAAAAGATGGCACAGGTAGCAGTAGATGTGGCAATGGAGTCAACATCGCAGGAAATTTTGGAACTACTAAAAGTAGTTAAAACAATGGTAACTGATGTCTCAAAATTTGATTGGAAGAATTTCTGGGAGCAAACAGCAACAGATGAGGTATTTTCCACAAAGTTTTATTATTATGACACAAGCACCAGTCCTAGCGGTGAAAAAATGAATGCATCAGTTGGATTAACAGCCGTACCTTCAACGGAAACTGTAAAGGGGCAGGATGATTTTGCAAATCATAGTGCTTTTCAGACAATTGATTGTAATTTTGTAATTGACGAGCAGGAGAATAAGACCCCAGTAGCGATTAAAGGCGGTAACGGATATTCTGACATTGGAAAAGTAGATGTTGGAGTTATGGTTCCTTTAACTTATTGGGGCATTCAGAAATTTGACACATATTACATTGTGCATTTTGCAACGAAGCCGCATCCTGAATTGGAGTGTACAACAGTTACACCATGGTGTAATAAAGAACTCGGCTATGGTATTTTGACAAAATACTATGCCGGACAAATTGATGGAATTTTATATTCATCATCTGGAAATGCAATTTATAACTTTGTTTCAGCCCAGTCTGGAAATACTGAGCTACAGAAGAAAGGAACAGGATATCATGGCTCTGGATCAGAGCGAACGGCATATCTGCTGTGTATGCTATGGATGAAGTATGCAACAAAAAATAGTCAGAAAGTATTCAAGGGCTGTACAGAATATAACTTACAGTACAAGGTTACTCAGGCAGATGAGAATGCCAACTATGTAACGTTAACTACAACGCAGGCTAACAACTTTTATGTGGGCGGTACAGTATCAATCGGAGATGCAACGGGACATACCGATAATCTGGATAGAGGACAGGCATACATGAGGAATATTGCTGATAAGGTTAGAGTCACAGCGATAGTAGCAGTTGATGGAACCTCCAACAGCAGAGTATATGTTGATAAGAGTGGAATGACAATTACAGAGGATACATATATATCAAGTATGCCATTACACTCTGGAACCACTGACAATGTACTTGGAGTCGACGGATATGTCAAGAATGACGGTAAGCACGCATTCAAGCTTGGCGGCATTGAAGATATGGTGGGTACATACTATATCTCCATGAATGAGCTATGGAACAAGACAACGGCGAGTACAGCTGAATACTATATCCGTGGCAAGAGTGCGTGGTCATCAACTGCATCAGATTGGGAAAAGGTGGTTACAGCTGATTTCACCACGTCAGAGGATTGTTGGATAGGTGACATTGATATGGATCTCAAGAGCGGTGTGACGTGGCTAAAAACAAAAGGCTCTGGCGATTCTGTAGGAACTGGCGACAGACAATATACTGGTAGTACAGGAACAGGTTGGCGAGAAGCATTGCGGCGCGGCTTTCTCTGGCACTGGTCGGGTGCCGGATTCGCCTGCGCGGATCTCTGGAGCGGCGTGGCGTATGCGTTCTGGGGCTTCGCTCTCTGCGTTTAATTCCGAACCTTTCGGGGGTGAATTTTGCGTAGCAAAAGAGGGGGCTGCCCCTCTAAATAGCATACAGAAATAATTTTAAAATAGGACTTGTCACACACGGGCGCGGCAATCTCAGGAACAGGTCGAATGCCGGATTCTCCTACGCGAATCTCAGGAACGACGTGACGAATGCGAACTGGAACTACGCTCTCTGCTTTTATATGTCTGACGGGACAAAATAGTACGTTGGTACTTAGTGTGGCATTTCGCGGATGTAATTCCGTTGTTGTATAAGCAATACTTAAATAGGCAACAAAAAGGGAATCGGAATGCCGACGGACGTTCCGATAACTTATGTGAAAGACATAGGTTGGGACTAGTAGACATCCGAACGTCCCTCGGAATTTAAACGATATTTACAAAAAGGATAAAAAATACTTGAAACGTTGTTGTAAAAGAATAGATATAACTAACAGAATATTGATTGAACGAGCAGTAAGAGATTGCATAAGTGGAAAGATGAACCGAGGGGACACTATAAGAATGTTCTCAGAGTACTCAAAGTTGCCATGTGAAATCATAAAAAAGATCTGCAAAGAGCACTTCATGATGGAAGGATTGATCAATACTGTTATAGACGGTATACAACAAGAAATTATCGAAAAGGAATATATTGTAAAGCCAATTCGTTACAGATACCAAGTTGATAAGTGTAACGGAAAGGTTAGAAAGATAGGAATACAAGATGTAAAGCAACAGATATACGACTATATAGCTGTATATGCAATGGAAGAATTATTCCGAAAGAAAATAGGCTTTTACCAATGTGGAGCATTAAAGAACAAGGGATGCGAATTTGGCGCAAAAGCGATTAAGAAATGGGTAGACAACCATGATATAAGATGGGGATGGCAAGCAGATATCAGGCATTATTACGAAACCATACCTAAAGGTAAATTAAAAGAACTGCTAAGGCGAGATGTAGATAATGATGATGTTATACATCTCGTTTTCTTCTTAATTGATTCGTTTGAGGGTGGATTATCAATCGGTTCATATCTTAGCCAATATCTTGCGAATTACTACATGTCATATGCGTGCCATTATGTTAATGAGCAGGTATGCAAATTAAGAAAACATAGGAATGGAGCTGCTAATCGTGTCAATCTTGTATCTCATGCTTTGTTTCAAATGGACGATATACTAATCGTTTCGAAAAGCTTGAAGGATTTAAAAATGGCAGTAAAAAGATTTTCAAGTTATGTTTCGGATTTTTTAGGGCTAGAAATTAAGGAAACGTCAAAATTCATTGATCTGAGTGTTACATACATTGATATTTTAGGAAGAAAAATATCAAGAAGAAGTCTTACTGTACGCTCATCAAATTTTTTGAGATTTAGAAGGACTGCAAAGAAGGTAAGAAAAAGAGTCCACCAAAAGAAAGAAGTGCCGCTGTCATTGGCTAAAAGCTATATCGGGCGTTATGGAGCTATTAAACATTCAAACACACAACGTTTTCAACAAAAGTATCATGTCTCGGAAGATATAAAGAGATGCAAAGAAATTGTATCCACTCATGAGAGGAGATTAAACAATTATGGAAAAGATGAGATTTACGCTGCCACAGTTAAGTGCAGCATTCTATCCGCTTGAAAAAGGAATGGATGTAGTCATTTGTACAAATGAGCAGAAGATTACGATTGATGGTCCAGAAAACGGCAGTGAGACGATGTATGAGTATGATGGCAATATATTCAGGACATTTAAGTTGACGCAAGAGGAAATTATTCAAGCCCCAGAGCAATATCTTGATTACGAAGGCGATACAGAGCCAAGCGAAGAAATGACAAGATACGCAACAGAAATGATAGATGCATATACCTTGCAGCTGATCGAGGAAGGAGTACTGGTATGAGAAGTTTGGTAGAGAGTTTAAAAAGATTGTACAAAAGTGGAAAAGTGTCGGCAGAAAAGATTAAAGGGATGAAGATTCTCACAGAAGAAGAAAAAAGATACATCCTCGGAGAATAAAAAATAAAGCAAATATCTAGCACGGAGTATACCGTGCTAGAGAAAGGAAATCGTCATGTATCAGGTATCAGAAGCATTAGATAAAGTTATATCAGGCAGTGGAAGAACGTTCTACGCAAGGCTAAACGGAATATCAGAAGGAATCCAAGAGATAGTGCAAACAAATTTTTCAACTCCTGATAGCTATTTTTATGTGGGTGGAGCTACAGCTTCCAAAATAGAAGTATCTATGTTTACAAAGTCGCAAGATTTTGTAAAAGGTACGGAAGTAAGACTTGAAATCGGAGCAACAGCTGATGGCACTATAGAATGGATACCAATGGGGTATTTTACAATAAAAGAGCAAAAAAAAGACCGAAATCTGCTTACTTTTACAGCATATGACAGGCTAGAGTCAAAGTTAGCTAAAGCATATAAAAGCAAAATTACAAACTATCCAGTAGAAAGTAAAGAATTTTTAGCTGATATAAGCGAACAGACGGGTGTTGAGTTTGACACAAGCAAATTATCTGATAGCCTGATGATAGATAAAATATTGACGGTTAACGACCAGTCGGGAGAGAAAACATACAAAGAGCCGTTTGACGGTTTCACAATGCAGCAGGTGGTTGGATACATCGCACAACTCCATGGTAGATTTGCTATATGCGATAGAAACGGAAAAGTAACATTTAGATGGTATGAAGCGTTAACAACTGACTATCCAGGAAAAATAGGTGATACAGCAGGTAGCTATTTAAAAGATCAGAACCTATCGTTCATTTACAACACAATTGAATTTTTAAAAGAATCACACACGTATCTGATTAAGACCAATAGATATTTTGATGATCTGCTACAATCAGAAACGATGTGCCAAATCTCAGGTATTAGTTGCGATACAGAGAACGATCATTATGAATCAGGAACAAATATAAATACAAATTTAAGCAATCCAGTAATGACACAGGAATGGCTCGATAAAATCCTTAAAAAAATAAAGAATATGAGCTATTATCCGGTGTCATTTTCATTTATGGGAGATCCAAGGCTTGACGTAGGCGATGTTGTTACAATAGTTGATGCTAAAAATAATCTTATAGATGTTCCAGTGATGCAGCACACCATTACATTTGATGGTGGTTTGCTGTCGGAAGTGTCATCTTATGGCTTCGAAGAAAAAGAGGTGAAAAGTCCATCTGAAATAGCGTTGCAACGAGTTAAAGATGACATTCTTAGCCTCCAAGAAATTACGGCAAAAAAAGCCACATTCAATCAGTTAAACGCTGTAGATGCAAAGATCACCAACTTGCAGGCAAGCTCAATCACGGTAAATGATGCAAATATATTATTTGCCAGACTTGATAAAGCAAATATTCAGCAGGGTTGGATAACAAGTGTAATGATTGGTGATGCACAAATTACCAATGCAAAAATTCAGGATATGTCTGCTGATAAGTTAACGGCAGGAACTATTGATGCATCAATTATAACTGTAAAGAATCTGGACGCAGATAGCATAACTGTTGGAAAAATCAACTGGAAGCAACTTAGTGATGATGTAAATACCACCATCACGGACAGCAAGAATACTGCTAACAATGCACTAAATGCTGCTAATTCATCTGTTCAAAATGTTATTATCGAGTATTACAGCTCAACATCAAAAGATCAACCAGTAAACGGAACGTGGCAAACCGATTCTCCTGACTGGGTTGAAGGAAGATATGTATGGTGTAGGACAAAGACAGTGACAAAATCTGGTGTTATCTCATACAGTGATGCATCATGTATTACAGGTAATACTGGCGCTAAAGGTGATCAGGGCGTTCAAGGCAAAGGTATAAAAAGCATAAAGGGGCAATATTATTTATCGAGTTCAAAAACCAGTTTGGTGGGTGGAACATGGAGCGATACGCAACCAACTTGGACGGAAGGTTTCTATATTTGGACAAGAAGCTATATTGTATGGAGCGATGATACGATTACAACAACAACGCCAATATTGGCAAATGCACTAAATACTGCAAACAGTGTTGCAAACACTGCACTATCGACAGCAGACGGAAAAAACACTGTGTTTTATCAAGCAAGCCAACCATTCACTGCAGGCAGAAAGACAAATGATGTTTGGTATGATACCGGAAACGGTAATGCTATGTATTGCTTTGATGGCGATGTATGGGTAAAAAAAGCATTTGGCAATAATGCGTTGGAAGCAATATCGGCAAGCAAAATAACAGCAGGCGTTATAGATGCCTCAGAGGTCTCTATCATCAATTTAGATGCTGCCAGTATCACCACAGGCACTATTACTGGACTAGATGCATTTTTTAATAAGACCTTTAAGGTAATTAGTCCAACGTCAGATACAGAGGAATTTATAATTAGTGCAACGTCAGAAAGTGTTATGATCGGTACAAGAATGAAATCTGGTGAACTATATCTGCAAAAAGCAATGATAAGCATTGGTGATGAAGATATGGCTATAACAACAAAAGGCTATTTACGTTTAACTGGTTCACAACACCTAAGCCTTACATCAGCGAATGATATAGTGTTATTCCCTGGCGTGTCAAATAGCGAAAAAGATGTATACATCAACGATGGCTCAACTAATAACGCAATATTGCATGTTGGAAACTTTGAAAATTTAATAACAACAGTTGAAAATTCCCGAAACTCAAAAAAATTGAGTGGAATGGAAATAGTTGATGCCTCAAAGAATATTTCGAACGCAATTCCATGGATTAACCAGACTGGTGTGATGGAGATTGGAAAATATTTGGATTTCCATGAGTGGAACGCAGATAATACTGATTTTAGCGCTAGGTTGGAAGTTTTTGAAAAAACATTGCGAATAACCGCAGGAATAACTACTGCGCTAGACCTTAATGGAGTTGGGAATGCATCATATATAAAATTTAGTGGAAGTGGAACAACGCTAGGATGGATTGGCTTAAACAGAAAAGATGGATCACTGATGTTGTACGACAGCAGCGAAAAAGAATATCGTATATTAGACGAGACATCTATATCGTTTGGAACAGCAGAGCCAATTAGCAATGGAAGAAAAGGCGATATCTATGTTCAGACATCTGATAGTGGAAATGGATGGAAAAAAGCTGTTGCAATTTATTATTATTCCAACTGAAATGATAGGGAACACCCTATCATTTCAAATTCTTAAGATAAGAATCTTTTCTCTCACAAACAGATTGCTTTGCTTGCTGTATTGATTCTTCTAAATGTTTCAAGTCAGGCTCTATAAAAGCATCTTTAACCTCACCGCGTGCCTGCCGAATCAGAAAATTGTCGAGATATGCTTGAGCTGACGTTATACGGTCAGCAAGCGGCAATTTGTTTAATGCCGTAAGCATATCAAGTTGTGCGTGCCAATCAGACCCAGTATCACAAAAGACATTGTAATACAGACGTTTCAGATACGCAGCATCTTCGCACTTTAGGTATTCCTGCAGAGCAGACAGCGTCTCACTGTCTTTTTTAGGATGATAAATGTGTTCGTATTTATTGGGATCATAGATAGCCATAAGATATTTTTCTGCATCGACACCGCATCTATCAAACCACTCTAGCAGCGCCGGGAAGTCTGGTGCGCCAAGACCATTTTCCCAGTTTTTTATTGTTCCTACACTCTTTCCAAGTGCTTTTGCCAAATCCATTTGTGACAATCCTGCATTTTTGCGCACATAAATTATAACTTTTATAAGTCGTTCAGTATCAGCTACTCGATTCCTCATGTCAAAAACCACCCTTCATATTCGTTCAAAATGTCATTTTTACAATAAATTGTACTTTGGCAAAAATAAAAAGTATAATTTATTGGCTACATCAAGCAAAAAGCAAAGTCAAAGTTTTTTAGTGTTTAAAAGCCTGAGAAATAGCCAAAAAACTTTGACCGAAAAAAATGTGAACAAAGTCAATACAATTGTAGTCACCAGTGCTATTATCTATACCATAGCAGAAAAGAGAAAGGAGGCTACTAATGATGACAGTTTACAACTGCAAAGCAACAGAGTCAATGGTTAATTTTGCCATTATTCATGGCAAATTACTAGACAATTTTACAACATTAGACTGTTTAGAAAGTGATTTTTGTTCAAACACTATTGAGACAAGCCGTTTGAGTGGAGTAAAGGATGAAATACCAATCGCTGTTGCAAAGGATAGAATCGGGGCCTTGAAGCGTCAGGATGAAGTGACAGTGATTGGAGAATGGCGAAGCAAGAATTATTACACCAGTGACGGCAAAAGGCATGTACAGCAGTACTTTCTGGTCCGTGAAATCAAAGTAGAAAGTGGGGAATATCGAAACCAAATTGCATTGACTGGGTATTTATGCAGCAAACCGATATATCGCACAACACCATTAAAAAAGGAGTTATGTGAGCTTATAGTTGCTGTAAATCGTCCATATGGCAAGAGTGATTATTTGCATTGTATTGCTTGGAATCAGCTTGCTCGAAAGACATCAAATTTAAAGGTTGGGGACAAAATTAGACTGTCTGGAAGAATCCAGAGCAGAACTTACATCAAAAGAGAGCATGAAACAGAAACAGTTAAAGTTGCATACGAAATTTCTGTGGATGCATTTGCAAAGGAAAGGTGATTATATGTGTGATGTGGTTAGACGTTTTTTAGATAGTATCGTGGAATTAAAAGGCAACGAATATGTAAAAAGAGCGATTGCATATATATCCACGTTTATTCCGGAAGGAAAACGTAACGAAATGGAATTGCTTGATTTCTTATATCAGTTAACAAGCAGAGACGATGTAAAGGAATATCGCTGTGAGCTGATCGCACAGGCAATGACGAGAGAATAGAGGAAAGAGAGGACAATGAATGGCAGAAAGCAGAACTGAAAAGGAGATTGAAAAAGATGCTGAAGAAGCAACGATGCGGTGTTATAAGAAAAAGATCAGAGAGCTCTTGAGGAGTGAAGAAAGATTGAACACACTCAAAGTCGTCTATTATATCTTGACAAAATAAAAAGAGGGCATCCAGTAATGGGTGTCCTCTTAATGTTTTACTGGGCTGAAACAATTTTATCATTCTGCTCCAAGATATCAGATGCATCTTTCCATGCATAGTTAATCTGGATTGTGCTTGGAGCGGCAGCATCCTTACCATAATCACAAGAGTGGATTGATAAGATGCAGGTCTTTGTTTCCCAAACAGTAAAATGACCATCATAGAGATTAAATATAAATGAGTCGCCCTTATTCGAGAAAGAATCTTCGTCATAATCCTGTGAAGGTTCGCCATAAGTAGCTGTTAATTGCTCTTTTAAATCATTTGCCATTGGGCTAACATCATTTGTATTAAATTCGTATGTAACACCGTACAGCATAGCATTTGCCACATTATAGTCAATTACACCGTCTGCTGAAGGGCAAACAAAATACGCATATACAGAAGATGTTGTATATCCAAAGGCTGGCTGCTGATAGTTTGAAGCGAAAGCACTTGCCATAAAACCAGTCGAATCATAGTCAACACCAGTAATTCCACCATAGATAATATCATCAACTGAATAGACAGGAAGCGCCTGATCTATAGATGCTTGGAGGTTAAGTTCTGGTGTTAAGCTCTGCACACTCGCAAAATTTGTCCCCCACGGAATATCCTTGAACAGGATATCACCGTCTGGGAGTTCTGCCTCGGTTTCTGCCTCAGAACTCTCTTCCTCATCACCCTCAAGCAATTCATTATATAGTTTAAGAAGATCGTTGTAGTCTTTGAGCAATTCATTATACTTTGCTTCATAATCAACAGAAGTTTCTGCTTCTGTCTCTACTTCACTTTCTGCAAATACTGGCACTGCTTGCAATGCCATACAACTACACAGTACAGCTACAAATTTCTTTTTCATGTCCTTTTCTTCCTTTCCTTTTGTGCTTGTGTTGCACTATGTAAATAGTATAAACAGGTTTTCACAAAATAGCAACCAGAAATTCGCCTTGTATACAAAACAAATGGGTATCCGCATTACGGATACCCACTGTCTGGTTAATTAGTTTTGTTTGTCATTGGTGCCTGGCGGAAAGATGATATCTTTTCCTGCAAGAAGAGTATCAAGCACTTGTTCCAATTTCTCCCAGTCTGAATCCTTCATTTGCGCAAGATAAAGGATTAAACGCTTTTTGAAATTTTCATCGCCTGCTATTGCAAGCGTGCCAAGAAATGATGCAATCTCTTCTGATGGTGTAACGTTCTTAAGCATATCGCCTTCTCCGGTACGGAGCCATTGTTCATTTACGCTAAATCTGTTGCAAATCATGAAAATCGTTCTGTCAGCTGGAGTATTGATACCACGCTCTAGTAGACTAACTGAACCTTTCTTTATTCCAATGGCTTCTCCAAATTTTTCTAAGGTGTAGTCTCGACTTTTTCGCACCATTGCTATTCTCTCACCTATTGTAGTTTCCATCTTATCACCTCCTTCCATTATTATTATAGCAAGTTTTGTTTGTTAAGTCAACAAAAAAGTTTGCCAAACAATCAAAAAACTATTGACAAAGTATTCCTAATAAACTATACTGTAAGTGTAACAAACAAACGGACATTGAAAATTAAACAGAAAGGAGCCAAAGCATGGAACTTTTGAGAATTAACTACGAGTCAGAGTGGCCTACTGTGTCGGCAAGAGAGTTGCATGAGAGATTAGGAATTGGCACGCAGTATACTAAGTGGTTTGACCGCATGTGCGAGTATGGCTTTTCTGAGAATGTAGACTACAGAGCTATTAGTCAAAAAAGACTAACAGCTCAAGGAAATGAAACAACTTACACAGAACATCAAATCTCCATCGACATGGCAAAGCAAATTTGTATGATTCAGCGTACCGACAAGGGCAAGCAGTACCGCCAGTACTTCATTGATCTCGAAAAGGCATGGAATACACCAGAACAGGTGATGGCACGAGCTTTAAAGATTGCCAATAACGAGATTGATAGGCTCAAGGCAGATAACAAGGTATTGATTGCAGACACAGAGCGCATGAAGCCTAAAGAAATCTTTGCAGATGCAGTGGAGTCTAGCAGGACCTCAATCCTAATTGGAGACATGGCAAAACTGATTTGCCAGAATGGCCACGAGATCGGGCAAAACAGACTCTTTGAGTGGATGCGTCAAAACGACTACCTAATTAAATGTGGCGGTAGTAAAAACATGCCGACACAGAAGGCGATGGAACAGAAACTCTTTGAAGTTAAAGAACGTACCGTTGTGAATCCGGACGGAAGCGTCAGAATAACAAGAACAACACTTGTAACTGGGAAAGGGCAAATCCATTTTATTAACAAGTTCGCCAGGATGAAGGCAGAAATGATAGCAGAAGTTACATAAGAAAGAAAGGAACAAACAATGCTTGATATCAACAAGTTTGTAGTACTTAAAGATTGCATGTACTACGAGGGAACACATAAGTATTACATATTTCAGTTCGATAGTGCATACACACTACTTGCTGACACAAACAGAGCGATCTTGTACAGAGCAGAAAGCTTTGCTGACATGATTAGCTACATTGAAAGAATGGAAACATGTAGAAAGGAGGCGCAGGCGTGATGACAGATAAAAAGGAAAAATCTAAGACAACAACATACCGCTTTTTGACTGAACAGAAAAAGCGCACTCTGCAGAAGCTGAGTGAAGTGACGAATAGCTACTCTAGTATCCAGAACAACTATTTGCTCGGCTGGATAGAGAACACGGTCACAACAACATCGTAAGCAAAAAAGAAAAGTTGCAAATATAAATTAAGAGAGGTGATAAAAGATGTTCTGGATGACTAAAAAGATGCCAGATAAGACCGCAGGCTATCTGCTGTGCACAATCAGATGGGGCGAGACTAGACTTACCCATGAGTATTATTGGGGACCAGACCCAAAGAACAGATTTAGATGGTGGGTTTCGAAAGAAGCTTGCCAGGCGAATTTGCCAGATGGCGGATTTGAAGATTCTGGCTATGAAATCGTGGCTTGGGCTAGAATGCCTGAGCCATATAGAAAGGAAATGTATGAATCTAAGAGAAATATTGCCGCATTTGAGCGGAGAAATGAGCAGAGACGCGGAGCTGCTGAAAGAAACAGCAAAGCAGGGCGACACTGTTGTGCTGAATGTAAAAACGCCAGATGGAACACTGGTAACGGTCAACGCGGTAATTAAAGCGAAGTACCCACATGTGGTACATATGCAGTATCAAACTGCAAAGGGATATGTAGTAAACACATCATTTGCTTGGAAGAAGCTGTTAATGATAATGCTGAATCCAAGCAGCATTGAAGATAATGAAGAAGGAGAGTGATCAACAATTTTTATTTACCATGGGGAAAGCAAAAAGCAATTGCTTGAAACAGCAACACGGCTGCTTCCATGTTTAACAGAAGAACAGCTTGCCTACATCATTGGAATGGAGCAGGCAGAGGAATATAAAGAAAAGGAAGGGGCGAAGGAAGATGATAAATCTGTACTTTGATGCAGAGTTTACAGGGTTGCATAAAGACACAACCCTAATAAGTATCGGAATTGTATCTGCAAGCGGCGAATCCTTTTACGCAGAACTTAATGATTTTGCAGACTATCAGATCACACCTTGGATTAAGGAAAATGTATTGTCAAATACAGTGGTAAAGGGCGAGAACAAAGAACTTGCAGAGTTGCTAGACAAGGAAAACACCGTATTTGTGGTTGGTAGCAAATATGAAGTACGAGAATCACTTCTTGGATGGCTTGAGCATTTTGAGAGTGATATTCAATTTGTGTCAGATGTATCTCATTACGATTTTGTTTTACTGGTTGATCTTTTGGCAAGTTCCGCATTGGAACTTCCTAATTACATATCAGCAAGTTGCCACGACATCAATCAGGATATTGCAAGAGTGCTAAGAATTTCTGAAAAGGAAGCGTTTGATTTATCACGCGAACAGCTCCTGACAAAGTTGGGAAAGTTACTTCCTAAAGGGGTAAAACACAATGCGTTGTATGATGCCAAGATCATTCAGGCGATTTATCGCCAGCTTCAATAAGCCTATGAAGCTAACAGAGGAGCAGCGGTTAGAGCTGATTGGGCATATCTGTAGAAGGGTGAATGCAATAGCACCAAGATCTGGAAGGACGGCAACAGAAATTAAAAGAGCTAGGCAGAAAGCCATGAAAGGGTTGATCCAGAGCTTTTCAGACGAATTTGGTGTGAGAGCAGAACGCTTATGGAAACAAAATGAAACATTGAAATTTAAAGGATGCAGCTTATATGACTTACACGAGTTCATAGATTGCTACAATCCACCAGAGAAGAAAAGAAAGGAGAGAGCAAATGGTTGTAGTGAACAGCGGAGAAAGCTACCTCGGCGCAGAAATCCGCGAATGGTGCAGCCGCTGCAAGGAGCAGGATGCGGTAATGGTAAATACAAAGTATTATAGCGGTTTCAGAGAGCCGAATGATGGAGCGTTCTACTTTGTTGAGAAAGATGGAGAAAACATTTCAAAATATAGAGTTGTACGTGATTTAGTCAAGTCACCACGACTATAAGAAAGGAGACAGACATGAGCAAAGAACTTGAAGCTGCAAGGGCATTGGTAAAAATGCTTGAAGAAAGAGAGCAGAGTAACAAGGTTAAACTGGAAAGCTTAAAAGCCGGAAAAACATTTTGTATTGGAGAGAATGATTATATTGTCCTCGAACAACACGAAAGAAAAACCAAGGTTATCTCGAAGAATTTTATAGCAGAAGGCAGAGAATTTGCAGATGATACAGTAGATTACAAAATATCTGGACTTAGAAAATACATCGAAGCTGAAATTCAGCCAACTATTGAAAATGAAGTCGGAGCAGAGAATCTTGTGGAACACAGAGTTAGCCTTGAGACAGTAGATGGTCAGGATAATTACGGGGAGCTGACTTGCAAAGTTCGCCTGCTCACTTTTGACGAAGCCAGAAAGTATAACAACTTGATTGTTAATAAGGATTTGGATAATTGGTGGTGGACTTGTACAGCATGGACTAGTCCAAACCATGAATACAATCGTTCAATGGCTGTTGTTCTTTCGTCCGGCGTCATCCGCAGCTACAGTTGCAACTGCAACCTCGGTGTTCGCCCGGTTTTTATCTTAAAATCTAACATCTTTGTATCGAAAGGGGAGTAAATGGCTGAATTAACATTAGAAGGACTGCAAAAGCAGTTCAATGAGTTAAAAAGAAGAGTAAATATCTTAGAAGGTAATTCAAAAAGAAAAATCGATGTTGAGCCTAAAGCAGGTAATCAGTTCGAGCTTGCAGGGCTAAAATGGAAAATCATTGATGTTCTTGATTTGGGCTGTATGTGCCTTGCAGAAAAATCAGAGAAATCAATGACATTTGATTCGAACTGCAATGACTGGAGAACTAGTGAACTGCGCCAGTATTTGAATAATGATTTCCTCAGAAAATTAGAAAAGGAAATTGGAGAGGAAAACATTATTGAATTTGAAAGGGATTTGTTATCTGTTGATGGGCAGAAGGAATATGAAAAGTGTAAGGATAAGGTATCAATGCTTGCACTTGACGAGTACAGAAAATGCAGAAGTCTGATCCCAAACGAAGAGTATTACTGGTGGTTACTTACTCCATGGAGTACGCCGTGCAACGAATATTATAAATGGATGGCCGTTGTTGTTCCATCCGGCAACGTCGTCTACGGCGTTTGCCGCAACAGCTTCGGCGTTCGTCCAGTTTGTATCTTTTCTCCATCAATCTTTGCAAAAGAAATTAAACAGTAAAAATTATTAAAAGGAGAAAGCTAATGAGTAATTATGTAAAAGCCCGATATGAGGGCAGCAAAAGAAGTTATTGTTTTGCGACAGAGGAAGATTTAAAGCCTGGAGACGAAGCAGTAACTCCAAACGGCACAAAAGTCACAGTAGTAGATGAGCCAGTAGACCTTTCATGGGTAGAGGCTTACGGAAGAAACAATATCAAGGTGATCAAAAGAGCACCAGAGATCAACGAAGCAGAGTGTAAGAACTGCACATCGTGCTGCAACAATAAGACAAAAACAAAATAAGGAGGATAATATGAGCACTAGATTTACAATTAAGGCCGGATTAGCTTTTAATGCCGTTCTTGTCGAGGACGAAAAGACAGGTGAGATGGGCGTGGGAGTTTATAAAAATAGTGTTGACGATATCAGTTTTTTGTCAGCATTAAGTAAAGCGTCAGATGAGCTACTGAAAAAATTGGAAAAAAGAAAACAAGATGAAGATCTGGAAACTGTGCACGAGCAGGGAAAGGAACCAGAAGAGAAAAAGGAAGAGCAGCCGACATACTACAGTGGAGCTGTTGAGGTTGCAAAAGGTGATAACGTGCTTTTCCCAACAGGGTTAAAGTTTAAAGTGACGCAAGGCAAAATAGAATATATTACAGGCAATTTAATGAACGACATTTCTGCATACCTTATATTTTGCAATAACACATTCAAATCATTTGATGATTTGAGCAAGTTTTTTGACAAGATGCACATTGAGATTAAGGAGGGCGAGGAATAATGGCAGATACAGCAATTGTAGAGAGTGGAAAGCAGGCTGTGCAGCAGTCAACAAAGAGAGTAACTGACTATAGTCTTGGGATTTTCGGAACAAGCGATAATTTCATTATGGCTATGCAGATGGCAAAGGCACTGGCTGAATCCACAATCGTTCCGGCTATATACCAGAAGAATCCGTCCAACTGTTTAATCGCCATCGAGATGGCGCAACGAATGGGTGCGAGCGCAATGATGGTTATGCAGAATTTATATCCTATTCAAGGTAGACCGTCTTGGAGTTCACAGTTTCTTATTGCAAGAATTAACAATAGCCGTAAATTCGACATGGAGCTACAGTACGAGGAAACAAAAGACAAAGACGGAAAGCCTTTTTCTTGTACCGCTTGGACTACCAAAGACGGCAGACGAGTTGATGGTATGACAGTTGACATGCAAATGGCAAAGGATGAAGGCTGGATTGCAAAGAACGGTAGTAAGTGGAAGACAATGCCACAGCTCATGCTTAGATATCGTGCTGCTTCATTTTTTTCAAGACTCAATTGTCCAGAAGTCGCAATGGGACTTTATACAAAAGAGGAAGCAGAGGACAATGACTTTGAAGAATACACAAGTGAAAGTTTGCAGGAACAGATGGAGAAAGATATTTCAGAAAATGCAAATTCACAGGTATTTGAAGAACCAAATGAGCAGAATAAGGAAGCAAACAAAGATGCTTTGCCACCTTTTATGTCTGCCTGATCGGGAGATAGCCTATGGATGAAATCAAATGGAGAATAGAAGGGATTTTCAAAGCCAACGCTGCAAAGTGTCTGGATGAAATCGGAAGAGATGCAGAGATAACGCCAGAACAAGTACTTGAGAAAGCGAGAGACGAACAGTCAGAGCTGCACAAGTGCTTTGAATGGAACGATAGCATAGCAGCGGAAAAATATCGCTTGCAGCAGGCAAGACAGCTTATCCAGTTCTTTGTAGTTGTACCAAAGCAGGATAGCAAGCCGCCTATTAGGCACTTCCAGATCACAAGCCAGAGAAATGTGTATATGCCGACAACACATTTTGCAACACAACATGACGAGTATCAGAAGTTGCTGCAGAGGGCTTACGCAGAGCTGAGAAGCTTTCAAAATCGGTATAAGTCGCTTTCTGAGTTAGAGAGCGTATTTGAAGAAATCGACAAGATAGCCGTCTAAACAGTTTCAATGCTTAATTCGAGTGTTCTATGGATGGTGTAACGGTATGCACCATCTGAGAAAAGAAATGGCTCATATGTCAAAAACATAACAGCGCAGGACAGAACATAACACGACACAACAGCACATAACATTGCATCATTCACAGAGCATTCGAGTTAAGCAGATTTTATGGGCTAGTATGAGGCAGCAAGTAAGCCTCAAGTATATAGCAAAAAGTGATAGGATAGGACAGAACATAACAATATACTACACTACAAAACAGATTATTTGTTGCTTTATGCTAGCCCATAAGTCAGGGCAGAACAGAATATAACAAGACAGAACAAAACGTTACAAGACAGATTAGTACATAACACGACGCAAAAGGTATCCATTCTATATGTGGCATAAGCAATATGTCATAACAAAGTACAGGATAGTTTAAGACATCACAGAATACAACAATATACATAATTATGCATAGTTTATGCTATATACCGAGTGGATACCAACAAAACAAACTGGTAGCATTTGCAGGCAGCATGAGTTGCCTATCGCAGGATAGAACAGTACAGCATAGAACAATACAATACAACACACAACATCACATTTCATGTTGTCTGCAAGTGTTACCAGAACACTTAAAACTTTCACTCGAGATGCGGCATGAGCCGCAGAAAATAGCACATGACAGTACAGCATACCACACAGCAGCACAAAATAGCACATAACATTGCATCACAACGTTCATGACGCGCCTCGAGCGGAAGCTTAGACCAAAACAAAAAGGAGAAAACAAATTATGACAAAGAAGGAAGAAACACAGGTTATCGAATTAAAGCCGTTAAGCATCAAGCAGGCAAGAATTACTATTGCAGGCGATGGGGACCTGGTGCTTAACAAAATGAATGATTGTAGCGCCAGGAAGCTTACTGACGAGAGAAAGAACAAGGCTAAGGACACAGCAGCTACAAATGTATGGGAAGAAGTGATCACCGCCATGCACTGGTATGGTGGAAAGCCTACAGACTTCACAGAGGAAGGTTTGAGAGAAGCACTGACCAACAATGCACCGTGCATTACGGCATTTGGCTTGAAAAAGTCATTTGGACAGGCTGTTGTACAAAACAAGATTGACACTTACGCAACAAAATTCAACGCTGCTGTAAATGTCATTGCGAAGGGCAATCTGGTTCCAATCAAGTTTGCAGAGCATTTTATTGACGAAAAGCTTATGTCGCCAAAGAAGGGCGCTCCAGTGCTTGTACGACTGAATAGATTTAGCGGATGGAGCGCAACATTCACCATTCAGTATACAGAGAATGCGTATTCTCTGGAACAAATATTAAACATCATTCGTCTTGCAGGTTTTGGAAACGGAATTGGAAGTGGAAGAACTAGCGGTTACGGTCGCTACCACATCGAAAGTGTGGAGGGATGAACGCAAGAGAGGAGTTTTTAGATGATTCTAACATGCTTAGCCAGCGGCAGTTCTGGTAATTGCTATGTTTTAAAGGATAACAAAGGCAAGATGCTTCTTCTTGATGCAGGAATCCCGATCATGAAGATCAAAAAGGGATGCGATTGGAAGGTATCTGATATTGTTGGATGCGTTGTAACCCATAAACACGGAGATCACTCGGAAGCAGTCAGTGATCTGGAAGAAATGGGAATCCCAGTCTACAAACCTTATGAAGATAACTCCTATATCGGTGGCTATGGTGAATTTAGAATTGTATCAGTTCCAATGAATGATGTGCATGGACGCTTCAAACATACCGATGCAGACGGTACAGAGTGTCCGTGCTATGGATTCATCATCGAGCATCAAGAGATGGGGCGAATGCTCTACATTACTGACACAGAGTTTGTAAGGTGGCGATTTAAGGATATTGACCATATCCTGGTGTCTTGCAATTACCAAAAGAAGTACATTTCAGAGGATGTCACTGGTAAACGATTGCATGTCATTAAGGGGCATATGGAGTTAGAAACGTGTGCAGGCTTCATAGAAGCTAACACAACAGACGCACTCCAGAACGTCATTATTTGCCATTTAAGCGCAAATAATGCAGTACAAGAGGAAATGCTAGTAAGAATAAAAGAAGTCGCAGGAATGGCAAATGTGGACGTTGCAGAAGCAGGTAAGACCTGGCAATTGTTTAATTGCGAAACATGTCCGTTCCTGTAAGAAAGGAAAAGCAAATGAGCAATAAAGAAGTCCTGAAGATATTAAAGAAGAAACTTGATACTTGCACCAGAGCAACTGAGCAAGCCTTGAAGAAAAAGGACTACAAGGCAGTTGAAAAATCAATGAGAACCGCGTTTGTATTCATGAAGGCACATAGCGCTCTTAAAAAGCAGATTCCACAAAAACTGGTTATTCTAGCAGACAAGAACGCATGTAGCTGCTCTGTATGTGGAAACATCATAAATGATTGCCTTGCTTCCTATTGTTCAAAATGTGGACAGAAGATTGATTGGGAGGATTGTTAAATGTCTATTGCAAAAAGTGATGAAATAAAAAACCTTTTGGTTAGCAATAGTGAATTGATGGTTACGACAGCATATCCACATACCTATTGTCGTGTAGTACCCCTACAAACGGCATGTGAAATAGTCAACAACATTCTCGAAAACAGAGACATGCATAAAACAATTGCAGAAGAACCAGTCATCTGTGCATCAAACGAAAATGTATACGAATGGTATTGCCCGACATGTGGCACACGGTATGAATCAGAAGCAGGAGTTTGCGTACACTGTCCATACTGCGGACAGAAGATAGATTGGAGCGATTATGATTCTGAATGAAATTTTAAAGCTTATGAAATACTTTCCTGGTAGCAGCATCAACAGTGATGGATACTTGCTCTTAAACAAGCAGCGTTCTGGTTTTTCCATAGCTGATATTGAGAGTGAAGAAGATCTTAAATGTAAATTGCTTGAATATGTGTCAAGGGACGCTTGCAAAACAATGGTTTATCAGCAACACGTAAGGAATGTAAGATTTTGGAATAGAACTCGAAAGAGTATAAACCAGTATTTGCAGACGAGCTTTTCTGACGATGACATGCTTGATATATACCAGTACTTAGGCAATGGTATCAGGCACAAGCTCACTAAAGAGTTTGTGCAAGGCGGATATGATCTAAAACTGATAAAGGAGGATTTGAATGGATGAGATTAAGATCGGAACTCCTGTCTATCACGTAGAGGAATACCGATTAACCAACTATGAGTTAAAACAAAAGGGATTCGAAGGGTTCGACAACTACGGACTTGAAGTTGTTGAATCAATCGTTATAGCCGTGACAGACACACATTTTGATGTGACAACCAAAAAACGTGACATCGGAAGCAATACGAATAATATACATCGTTGGGGGAGATCGGAGCTTGGAAGATCAGTATTTCTAAGCAAAGAAGAAGCTGCGGAAGAAGCTGATAACCGCGCGCATAATATCCAGTTAGGATATCACTGTTCAAAGTTTAGCCAGCGCCCAATGTACAAGAATTGGCTACACTGGCAAGATACAGCTAAAACAAAGACACCTAAAAAACAAACAGGTCATAGATCAAACTTTGTTGCAAAAAAAACTACGCTTCCAGAGGAGCTTTACATTGCCTGGAGGGACGGAAAGTTAACCGGACCAGAAGGTGCAAAGAAGATAGGTGTTTGCGTCACGACTTTTGAAAGGTACGCGAGAGAAGAACTTGCGAAGAGAGGTGATAGGCATACCGTCAAGACAGGTAACAAAGTACCGCCAAAGCCTTTGCCACCAATGTTTGATGAATGTTTCGAGCAGTGGAAACTCGGATTGCTCTCAGACGAAAAGGCAGCTAGACAATGTGGGATGTCGCATACAACATTCCGTAAGTATGCAAATATCCGTTTGAAAGAGATTGGAGAGCAGAGGAAGGGAATCCAGAGAGGAGTGATTCTTCCACCAAACTTTACAGACGTATATCTGGAATGGGAGCAAGGGGGCATTGGATGTAGTGAAGCTGCAAAGAAATGTGGTCTTGAATACTACACATTTAGATACTATGCAGAGAAAAGATACAATGAAAGGATGGACGCAGGAGTATTCCAATATTAAAAGAAAGAAGGGCTTCAAAGTGAAGAAAAATCGGCAAGTTTTACTGAATGAAAAGTTAATTGTACCTACGCTTGCTTTTGATCCTAGCATGACAGAAAAAGAAAGAAAAGATTTTCTCAAAGCTATGCGAACAATGTTTAAATTGAAGATTAAGCAGGAAATAAGAGCAGAGGAAGAGCTTATGTACACTCTTACAAGGCAGAGGAAACTAGGCAGAAGAAAGAAAAGAATCAAGCTTTAAAGGAGGTTCAGTATGAACAAAGTAATTTTAATGGGTAGACTTACCCGTGACCCAGAAGTGCGTTACTCACAGGGTGCACAGCCGCTTGCAATCGCCAGATATACATTGGCAGTAGATCGCAGAGGTAGCAAGCAGGGCGAACAGTCAGCAGATTTTATCAACTGTATAGCGTTCGGAAAGAGTGGCGAGTTTGCCGAGAAGTATTTGCATCAGGGAACCAAGATCGTTGTCACAGGTCGTATCCAGACCGGAAGTTACACAAACAGAGACGGTCAAAAGGTCTATACCACTGATGTGGTTGTCGAGGAGCAGGAGTTCGCAGAGAGCAAAAAGAATACGCAGCCAGCTCCAGAACCGGCACCTGCAGGTGGATATGAAGGTTTTATGAACATTCCAGATAATGTGGAAGATGAAGGAATACCGTTTAATTAAAAAGAAGGGAGATGTTTGAGGTGATCATTGTAAGACAAGATAGAAATGCTTTTTACAACTGGGACAATGTAGTTGACGTTTACATTAACGGACTTTCAAAAACAGAAATATTATTAAAACACGTTAAAGGCTCAAACGAGTCGACTGACTACCCAATTGGCAAATATAAGAACGCAGAAAATGCCAAGGCTGCATTCAAGGAACTTATAGAGAACATTTTAGAAAAGGCCCTATATGCCGTTGTGCCAACCGATGAAGAAATTGAGAAAAGCATTCACCGTGGAACAGAATCAAGCTCAGAAGAGGAATAGGGAAGAAAATCAAGCGGAAGGAGGAGAAATATTTGAAAGCGATTAACGAACAAATTACATCAGTTTATGACCGAATGCCCATTGAGATTACTGATTTGGTCGCCTATGTCGATGGAAGCTACGATCAGTCTACCCAGTGCTTCTCCTATGGCATGGTAATATTGGAAAATGGAGAGGAAAAGACCTTCAATAAGAGCTTTTCTGATTCTAGCCTTCGCAGTATGCGAAACGTTGCAGGTGAGATCATGGGCGCTAGAGCTGCGATAGAGTATGCCATCAAAAACAATAAGAAGCGACTTATTATACGTTATGATTATGATGGAATAGCAAACTGGCCACTTGGAAAATGGAGTGCAAACAAAGAAGCAACAAAGTCATATGTAAAATTTGTAAGAGAGGTTGTGCAAAAAGTTCAAATCACCTTTGAGAAGATCAAAGCGCATTCTGGCGACAAGTATAATGACTATGCTGACAAGCTTGCAAAACAAGCATTAGCGTTGGCTAAGTAGGAGGAAGATATGAGCAGAAGTAAAATGTATGGAATAAGGAGTGATTATACGGGAACAGTGCTTTTTGAATATCCCAATTCATGGCTTTTCTCTCCCAATATATGGGAAATGCTGCCGAATAAATATATTCCAGACTACATCGAGACTCCGTATGGATACAAGTTAATGATTATTGAACCGCATTATGGCCCCAAAGTATGGTCAAAAACAAATGAAAAGGTTAATAATTGTGATAATACACCAGATAGAGTATGTTGGGAACTTTCTAATCAGAACATTTTTTCTACCAATGACAAAGACTTAATAGCGGATTCAATTATTAAGTTTATGGAACAGAATATCCAATATCTAGAAGCTTCAAAACCAGAGAATATCATTAAACGTTTTTCGGAAATTGCGAGTAACATTAGGTCTATTGACGAAAAAGAGTATCCGTATTTTGTTTTTAAAAATACTACCTGTGATGATGGAGTGGAGAACTGGTTTGAAAAATACGATGAGGAGACCGGGGAATACATTGAATGTTCAATGATTCAAAACAGCGATCGCTTTCTGGCAGAATTTGTACTTTTCAAGGATGGAAAGATTGATAAATTCGTAAGCAACGAGGATTATTTTAAAGAAAAAACTATGGCAGAGGTATAAAAATGTCAATGATATCAAGTTTTAGTTCAAAAGATGATAAAGCAGTTGTAGCACGCATCCATAGTGCCCTTGCAGCTACAATTCTTCACGATTTTCTTGTTAGAACAGCTAGTAAAAAAATGGAAGAAGAGAAGTTTGGCGAAGCAGAAGTAGCACTTCACGATGCGAACGAGCTTGCGGCAGCCATGGAAGAAGCCTTTGAGGAAGAATCCAATGGATAAAGAAGGATGGTGCAGGCCTAAAGTATGGTGCCAGTATGTATTTTGCGATCAATGTTGGATAAGCTGCTTACCACAGCAAAAGTGGCAGTTTAAACGCAAGAAAGGAGGGGAAGTTACCATTTTTAGTGAAAAACGGCACATTTTGTTCCTGGTCACAGTAGAAGATTTTGAGCAGCACTGGAAGGAGGTGTAAACGATGAATAAACGGCAGAGAAAGAAACAGTTCAAGAAGATTCACGGCATGAATCCAAAGGATTATTTCATGAAAAGCGAAAATGTTCCGAATACAGTTATAGTTTTCGTTAATTCAAGTAAAATGATCAGACTGTTATGCAAAAAAGATGGCAAAACTTGGGAAATTTGTAGAGAGTGGTGGGGACAGTCAAATGAATAAAAGACAGAGAAAGAAGCAGTTTAAGAAACTTTATGGCATGAATCCAAAGCAGTATCAGCAGGCTATGCAACTGACATCGCTTGAAGAACCATTGAAAAAAAATATGGATTCAGAAACAATCACATTTACAGATTTAGGAAGTTGCTTTGAAAGAGTTAAAGACAAACTGCAAAATTTGGCTTCTGCTCTAGGAAAGTATTTTGGACAATTTGGAAAGGGATGAAAAAACGAAGACAAAAATGAAGTTTGAACGAACTAAAAGCATGACCTACTATTATTGCCCGATTTGTATGCTGAACTCTACAAATAAAGCAGAAATAGAAAAACATTTCCGTGAAGGACATCAAGTAAAAGTAAAAAAATACATACATTGCAATATTTGCGGAGAAGGTTGGGATGTACAGGCATTTGGAGAAGAGGGCGCCAGAAAGCGAGCAGAGCAATGCTGCCAAAGCCATATTAATAATGGGAAAGCAGATCAGGAAGCCAGCATAAACTATTTTTATTCACATGGTCGGTTTGGCTATGTAAAAAGTGCGAAAGGAGAAGAGAGTGTGGAAAATAATCATATCAAGAAAATAGAGGTTGTTGATGAATGAATATAAGAACATTGCAAAGGCAAAAGCCCTAGAGCAAGAGAACAAGAAGCGGCTGCTGAAAATCAATCCCCAGCTGAACGATGAAAGCGGAATCTACATTTTGACCAGAGAGGATGAGAACGGTTTCCGGTTCGCGTATATCGGGCAAGCCATACACATACTTAGTAGGCTGGCAAGTCATATGGTCGGCTACAAACAGCACATAGACCTAAGCCTGAGAAAACACAAACTGTACTCGGAAAGTAATCCTTATGGATGGAAAGTTGAACACATGAATGTTCCTCTTGATCAGCTCGATGAACAGGAAAAGTATTACATCAGATTTTATGCAGAAAATGGCTATCAGCTTCGGAATGTTAGTCTGGGTGGACAAGGTGAAAACCGTTCAAGCGGAACTATAGGAGACAGAAAGCAGCCCAAAACCTATTTGGAGGGCATACAGCAAGGTAAGAAATCGCTAGCTAAGGAATTATCATCTATTGCTGAGAAACACCTTACAATCGCTGTTAAGCCCGAAAAGCAGGGTAACAAGGTTTCAGAGCGCCAGAGAGATAAGTTTATGGAGCTTATCAGTGTTGAGAACTATGAGGAAACTAGTCAAATAAGTGCGAAGTAGTCGGGAATTTGTTTGATTCTAAACCAGGAAAGGAAATGTCAAATGAGAGAAAATGATATTAGAACACTTCCAGATGGAAGTCATTTTTACTTTAAAGGATTTAAGTGGATTGCGTTGGACAATAACGTAGACGGTGGCGTTCTAGCAGTTATGGCATCCAGTTGGAACGGGGAAAGGTATCGTTTTGATGAGGACTATTGCAACAACTATGCAGAATCAAGTTTGCGCAAAAAGCTACGAGATGAACTACTTCCAGTACTGGGCGAGGACAATCTTATTCCTCATGAGATTGATTTAGTAGCTGATAATGGCGATGACGGTTACGGAAAGATTTCTGATAAAGTGTTTATCCTGAGCTGTGATGAATACAGAAAGTACCGCAAGCACGTTCCATTGATCCATGAATGGATGTGGACTTGCACGCCTTGGGGCGCCTCAACTACTACGTATTTGAACAGTGCTCGTAGCGTGAGTGAAACTGGTTACTTGTACTCTGAAGAGGTGAATGAAATGGATGGAATTCTCCCTGCTTGTGTATTTAATCCAGAAAAAGTGAAAGTGGGGTACACAATTCCAACGGTTGAGGAGAGAAGTAATGATTAACGAACAAGTTTTACTGAGAAAGATCAATGAACAGTTAAGAGACATGCCGGAGGCGCGAAACAAAGTCAAACGCCTGATTTATTCTATGGATTGGGTAGATTCAATCAAGCTGCCAGAAGAGGGCTGCAACCATGATGAAAGTAAAGATGATTTCAGCCATGGTTATGTTGCTGGATATTATGATTGTATCAACAAAATCAAGAAGCTGAATGGCTTAGGATGAAAGCATGATTTAATTGTAAGAAGTGCTGTGGGGTTGGCTGCTGTAGCAGCTAACTTCCTTGAAATAAGTATCTAAGTGGGGAAGGAGAGAACACATGAAGATCTGGACAGAAAAAAAGCTTATTGAAGAAGGCTACGATATCCGAAACGCACAAATCAAAGGTGCGGAGCTGACAATGGAAAATCACGGTTGCATATCATTTGATGTCGTTGTTGAAGGTGCAGGTTGGGGATGCGTTTTTGGCGGATATAGTCTCGGACACGGTTATCTGGGGGCGAAAGAATTTAGTGGCTATGGTCCGGGAATGGAATCCATTGCTAGAATAATGGATACAGTCGGAGTTACAAAGTTGAGTGATTTAGAGGGAAGATATATACGAACCGCAGTAACTGGAGATAGAAGATTAAAAATTATTGGAAATATAATCAATGATAAGTGGTTTGATATCAAATCATTCTTCGAGGATGCACAAGAAAATGATAATAAGGTATCAGAAGGGAGCAATAAATGAGTATTAAGCATATTATCTTATGCATTGAGTTTGTATTTCTTGCAGTTCAACTCATAATGGCTAGAGCTGCATACAAATCTCCGTTAAAGTACGGAGAAACTGCCAAAATTGTGAATATTTTAGCACTTATCGTTATACTGCTGTGCAACATAGCAATCATAGTTTTAAATATTATGGGGTGAGGTGGCACGAATGTTCAAAATAATGAGCCAAAATAAATACGATAGCCTAATCAGGGAGAACACAGAACTTAAAAATGCAAAGGTAAATCTTGAAGATAAACTGGATCAGTTTAAAGCAGAAAAAGCTGTAAATAGTAAGTATAAATGCGGCGAATATTGTCGCGTTTGCGAGAATGGATACGAGATACCGAGCTATACCATAGGTCGTGATTATGGATGCTTACTGAATACAGAATGCGAATCCTTTGTAAAACGTAAAGAATGAGAGGAGGTGAATATTATGCAAATAATTAAGGGTGTTTTATGTGTGGTTATGCTTTTAGCCCAACTTCTGTACTACATAGGCCCAAAAAGGACTAGAACATTATTTGGAGCATTGTGGATTATCTCACTGATACTTTTGTGGGGTTTGATTCTTTTATAACATTATGAGGTAAAAATGAAATTTATTGATTTTTTTGCAGGAATCGGAGGATTCCGTAGAGGAATGGAGTTAGCAGGACATGAATGTGTCGGATTCTGTGAGTTCGACAAGTTTGCGACTGCAAGTTACACATCCATGCATTTACTCACACAAGAGCAGAGAGAGTTCCTGGATAAAATGCCACTGAAACAACGGCAAAAAGAAATATTGAAGGAGGAATACAGAAATGGAGAATGGTATGCAAATGACATTAGAAGAGTGTATGCCGGAGACATTCCAAAAGCGGACTGCTGGTGCTTCGGATTCCCTTGCTTCGTTCGAGGAACTTATATTCTTACAGAAAAAGGATATATACCAATTGAAAACGTATCTGTCGGAGATAGAGTGCTTACTCACAAAGGAAGATGGAAAACAGTTACCTCAGTTATGCAGAGAGGCAACGCAAGAATCTGGAACGTCAACGGATTTGGCATCTTGCCAACTGGCACAACGGCAGAACACCCGTATTATGTCACTCGCGTATCCGAACCAATTGAGTTCAAACCAGTCAAGGAACTCAATGATAGCTATTACTCCACAATGGTGTTGCCTGATGAAGAATCAAACAAATACAGCAAAGAGATCTGGTGGATTATCGGACGCTATATTGCTGATGGGTGGAGAGTTCGCAGACAAGATAGACCGCGAGGGGGAAGGATTGTGTTTGCGGTCAGTGATAAAAAACGAGAAGAATTTGAACACCGACTGTCAGAAGCAAACCTACATGGAACTTACACTGAAGAAAGGACTTGCGGGAAGTATCATGTGTGCAATAACCAACTATACGAATACCTTGGTATATTCGGGGAATATGCATATGGAAAACGAATACCAAGAGAAGCACTGTGTTTGCCACGAGAAAAGGCCGAATACTTTTATAACGGATACATGTCAGGAGATGGCAGAAATGACAAAGAAGAAGCAACATCCACCAGTGCAGCAGTCATTCTTGGTATGTGCATTATTGCACAGCGATTGGGAAAACCTGTGCCAGCTGTCTATTATACTAAAAGAGATTCAAAGTGCACTATTGAAGGAAGGGAATGCAAACAAAGAGACACCTACACTTTTAGAATCTCTAACAAATCGGTTAAAGGATATTATCGTGGAAGATATGTTTGCAGAAAATTATATCAGCCAACAGAATCTGATCAATACGAAACAGTATATAACCTTAGCGTTGAAGAAGATAAATCTTACATTGCAAACGGGGCAATCGTCCACAACTGTCAAGACATCTCCGTTGCAGGAAAACAGCTCGGATTTCAAGGAAACCGTTCAAGCTTGTTTTTCAGAGTTATGTACCTTATCGGGCAACTCGAAGAAGAAAATAAACCCACTTACCTTTTCATTGAGAACGTTAAGAATTTGCTTAGCGTTAATGGAGGATGGGATTTCGCCAGACTGCTCATTGAAATGGAGCAGGGGGGGTATGATGCAGAATGGCAAGTGCTCAACTCTAAGGACTTCGGGGTTCCACAAAACAGAGAAAGGTGCTTCATTATCGGACATCTTAGAGGTAGAGGCTCCGCAGAAGTATTTCCTGTCGAAAGAGCAGACAGAGAAGGTTACAGAAGAAATACGCAGGTATTCGCACAAGATGGAATTGCAGAAGCATTAAGCACCTGTCAAGGCGGAGTAAGGGAACACCACACTGCCTTACCATGTTTCATAGATTTATGTTACCAGGGATCGCAAATGACGGACACTGCAAGATGCTTAAAAGCAAGATACTACAAAGGCGTAGCGAACCGCGCCGGACAGGATAGTGGAATTGCAATAAAAGTCATAGGAGAAGTTAATTCGTCACAAGATGGGAAAGTGCTTGGAATTGATAGAATCACAAATTGCCATTCGGCAGGACACGGGAATAATCCGAAGATAGTACTTCTGGCTCTGACACCGGATCGAGTAGAAAAGCGTCAGAATGGACGAAGATTCAAAGACAATGGCGAGCCAATGTTTACACTTACAAGAGCAGATATACATGGCGTAGCGATTGAACCTACCGGATTTAATTGTATGCCAGACGGAACATGCAGAACATTGAAAAATCAATACCAGAAAAACAGCGGAGTAAATTTCGCTTGCCAAACAGACAGAGGTGCTACGGCTGTTGCTGTTAAGATCAAAAACATTGCAGCAAGCACAATCAGGAAAGTTGTTCCTAGAAATAGAGTTCCGATACTTAGAGGACAATCGCAAGAAAATAATTTAGATATTTGCGTAAAGGTAGCAGAAGTAACAAAACAAGGGTATTCAAAATGCAGAGTAGGAGTGGTGGACAGTGTGAATTTGTCGAACCCGGGTAGCAAAACCAGACGTGGAAGAGTCGGAAAAGAAATTGCGAATACCTTAGATACAAGTTGTAATCAAGGAATATTTGTGCAGGCATCAGAAGAATTAACAGTATATGCAGTGTGGTATGAAAAATATCAGTGTTACATAGCAATTAGAAAATTGACACCGAAAGAATGCTTTAGATTGCAAGGATGGACAGATGAATATTTCGAAAAGGCAGCATTTGTCAATTCTGACAGTCAGTTATATAAGCAAGCAGGAAATGGTGTCACGGTAAATGTAATAGAAGCAATTGCAAAGCAGCTTAAATTCGCATAAGGAGATAGCATGACAAATAGAGAAAAGTATTCAGAAGAAATAATGCAAATTCTATTCAAAACAGGAATACATCCGGCTCTGATAAATGAGCAAATAGTCGAGTGCCACAAAGAATGCAGGCATTGCAAATTCGCTCATACAAAATATTCTTGTGACGAAGCTTTTACGCATTGGGCTGAAAGTCCTTGCGAGCCAGGAAAGATTGATTGGAACAAGGTTCCTGTAGATACTAAAATTTTAGTAAGAGATTCTATGAATGATCACTGGATCAAAGCTCACTTTGCCGCAGCACAAGGCAATCTTGTAACTGTTTTTAGTTTGGGTAGAAGCAGTTGGACAGCAATGGATGCAAATACTTTCTCCACATATCGTTTTGCCGATATCCCAGACCAAGAAGAAAGGAGAAAATATCTAAAAGATGAATAAGTACAATCAACACGTCAAGGAGTCTATTGATTATTTTAATCATGAATTGGAATGTAGAAAGCACCAAGTTAGCGATAGCAGTTTTCAAACAACTTTGCGGCTTGTGAAAGAAAAAACTGCTTATGAAACAGCAGTAGAATGCTTAAAGAAGCAACTTCCACAGCCACCAGTTAAAGCAATTCACAAGTCTGCCGTCCATGAAAACAGAGGTGATAAACCACATACATGGAGAGAGATTGAGCTTGAGGTGTGGGAATGTCCGTGCTGTAGAAACACAGTATGGAGTGGCATAAGCATTGCGAAGAAATTGTCATATTGCTCAGATTGTGGACAGAAGATTGACTGGGAGGAGGCCAAATAATATGTATTACATGGATGACGAAGAATATTTCGAGCCGAGCGAGTTTGACGAGAAAATTGAAGAACTTAAAAACGAGCTTCGAGAATCTGTAAAAAAGGAAATCAAGGACGAACTTGAAAAGCTGCGCGCAGAAAACAAAAAATTGCAGGGCATCAAGGAGAATTTTGAATCCATAAAGAAGGATTATGGGAGAAAGAAAGCAGAATGTGAAAGTGCAATGCGAAACGCTGAAACCAAAGCCAGACAAGCTAGGCTGAAAGAGTTAATGGAACAGTTTAAGGTTGTTCTGTGGTCAGTAAAATGGAACTTCCAGTATAAGGAGAAATGCGATAGGTGCGATAACGACAGAGAAGTCAAGATAAAACTTCCATCTGGCAGAATGACATATGATGATTGCAAATGTGGAGCAAGAAAAAAAGTGTATTATCCGGATATGGAAATTCTGTATGAACTGAGTGATAAATACCAAGGGATTAAAGCATGGTATAGAGCAACAAATGATAAAGAAGAAAGCGATCTTGCAATGTGTTCTTGCGCAACATATGCAAGGGAAATAGTAGACCATAACAAGGACTTTAACGAAATAGATACAGAGGATAAGACATTCTTCACAACTAAAGAAGAATGTCAGGAGTTCTGCGACTACATGAATGAAAAAGAAGAAAATTCTGGATACGATTACAACTTGGCAGGAAAACTAATTAAGGCTAGAGAGGTGTAAAAATATGGTTAAAACAATTTTTGATAATCCGTCAGGCATCTTAGCATTGATACACAATTGTGTATTTATAAAAGATGGTGAAGTATGGTACAGGGATTTTGAACGCGAAATTCCACTTATGGAGCTTGCACGGAATCTGAACAAAGCATACGGCGATTCTGAGGCATCAGCGATGAATGATGAAGCATTTAGTGACAAAATGTATGACGATTCGCAATTTAAGCTAGAGGAAGATATTGATAGTTTTATTGCCACTTTTTACATGGCACTTATTGGAATGGCGGAAAATCGAGAGCGCTTGAAAATATATGAAACAACAGGATTGCCAACAACGGGGCATCCAGAAGTACTACAGGAATGCATTGATACTTACGGAGCAGATAAACAAATCGACCAGACAATTAAAGAACTGAGTGAGCTGACAAAAGCACTGCTTAAACATCGCCAGTTGGAGGGTGAAAATGTAAATCCAACGTCTGCCGCAGACCTGGTAAAAGCGAGAACAGATACTCTTGAGAGAACTGCTGATGTTATTATAATGTTAACTCAAATCATTATGATTTTTGGCGACAGAGATTTTGTTGAAAGAATAATAGAATCAAAGGTTTGCCGCCAGAAAAAGCGCTTGAGAAAGGAGACAGATGGTCAAAATTATTGAAGTAGAAAACGTAATAACTTGCCCTGAATGCGATAGAAATTTGAGCTATGAGGAAGATGATGTGTTTTTTAGTAAACTAGATTATCTCTCAGACAAACACAATACTTATTACAACAGATGTATAATATGCCCTTGGTGTAAAAGTGAAGTTGTTGTTGCGGATGGCGCAGTATTTGTTGAGTCAACAGATAAGGAAGGTGGTAAAAATGACAAAAAAAGAGCTGATAGCTCAAATCAAAAGCAAGGGCTATGAACCTAGAGTAAAAAACGTTGTGAGCTTGCTAACATCTAATGGCATGGGTGATGCAGTCACCCTGATAGTTTCTTTGTATGATGACTTAAATGAGCTAATGAACGCAGGAAACAAGAACGTATCATCAAAAAAATACTTCGATGATGAATGCCTGAATGAAGCATTTAGTGACTTTGTTTCCATGAGAGCAAAGATTAAAAAGCCTCTAACCGCAAATGCCTTGAAGAGAGCAATAGTCAAGTTGGAGAATCTATCTGGTGGAGACATCGAGCTTATGATCAAGATTTTAAACCAGTCTGTTGATAACTGCTGGGTAGGACTTTTCCCGCTGCATGATACTGGCTATAGCTTTAAGGGCAAGCAAAATTCACAGCGTTCACAACTTGATGCAATTTTGGGAAGTATTACGGATGACTAAAAACGAGGCTAAAAAGTTAATGGCGGTAATGACTGTATCATATCCAAACTACAAAATTGCAGATATAGAGCTTACTGCCACTACATGGGCAAATATGCTATCTGGCTATACTTACGAGCAGGTTAGTGCAGCACTCAAAGCATACATACTTTCGGAAAACACAGGCTTTCCACCGTCAATCGGTCAAATTAACGAAAAGTTAGTCGCTTTAAGCCAAGCAGACACGCCTACGCCGTTGGAAGCGTGGTCTTTAGTTCGGGTAGCTGTCAGAAACAGCACATATCATGCTGATGACGAGTTTGCCAAACTTCCACCAATTGTCCAGTCAACAGTTGGAAACGCAAGGAATCTGGAAGAATGGGCGAAGGGACAAGCAACTCAGTTTGAGACAGTTATTCACAGTAATTTTTTAAGATCATACTCCGCAGAGATTGCGAAGCAAAAAGAATGTCAGAAGTTGCAGGGAAAGGTTTCAATTGCATCCGAGCAACCAGAGTATTTGCCAGAACTAAATATATAAGCAAAGCGCAGTTTTATAGACTATTTTAAATTATAATAAGCTTTAATACATTAAAATAGTCTACTACCTAGAAGGAGGCTTTATGACACGAGCACAAAGGAGACGGGCTGAAAGAGAAGCAAAAAAAGGAAACAAAGCCGTAGAACAGCGAATCACAGGTGCAGAAGAAAGCATAAGAATTGCTTTATTAAAAGAAAATATTGCACGAGACGTTGATCGCAAGCTTTATGACAAATACTACCAAAAGGCAAATAAAGACGCTGTGGACAACATATACAGCATCATATTAACATCATTTGGGCTTGCTTTGGCAGATACTTGTCCTAATTGGAAGGCTGAGGCAATTGCCAAACGAATCCAGAAGACAATGGACTATGTTGACAAATTCTCAAAAGAGTACAATGGAGACATTGAACGTTTTATGAAAGAGCTTGAAGATAGAACCGGATTCTCATTTGAGATAGATTCTGTAAGCGGAAAGGGCGAATAATATGGATTTTTTAATTGGTTTAATAGTAGGGTTATTGTTTGGCGGAATTACTGGTGTGCTTGCAGTTGCTTTGTGTACTGCATCAAGCACAAATGAAACTGATGACGAAGGAAAGAGGAAAAACGATGAGAATTAAGCATTTGAAGTTAGATAATTTTTGCAGTTTTTACAATGGAAAAGCTGTAGACACAGATTTATACAATAAGACAGAGGTATCTGGATGTAATGAATCCGGAAAAAGCACAGTTAAGAGAGCTATTTTTTGGGTACTGAATTGCAGGGGTGAGAACGGCGAAGAAATTACTGGAATCAGGCCACACGATAAATCAGGTAACGAGATTAACGATATTGAGGTTACAGTCGAGATGACCGTAGAACTTAACGGTTCCAGCAAGACATTTAAAAAGGTCTCTCGTCAGAACTACAATAAAAAAGGTGACTTCATAGGTAATGTTATTGACTATTATATCAATAATATCCCTAAAAAGAAGTGCGACTATGAAGAATTTATTGCAGAAAAATTGGTTCCTGTGAGCGAACTTTCGAACTTGATCAACGCCAAAACGCTCTTGTCAAAGAGTACTGCTGACTGCAGATCAATTTTAGAATCCACCTTTGGAACGTGTTCCAATGCAGAGGTTTGTGAACATTTTCCGGAGTTCTCCCCTCTTCTCCCATTGCTAGATGATGGCAGTGTTGATGAATTGAAGTCAAAATTTAACACTATGTTGAATGGCAGACGTGGAAGGAATGGTACTAAAGGACTGCTTGATATTCGCAAAGAGTTTCCAAGCCGCATTGATGAGGTGGAAAAGCAGAAAATTGTCATTGATGAAGGCTTGATAAACAGTCAAATTGCAGATATCGAAAGCAAAATCAAAGATAACCAAAGTAAACAAGCCGATGTGCAAAATGCATTTGATGAGCAGCGTGCAATTCAGGCACAAATTTATAAGTTGAAGCAGGAACAATTAAAGGCCGCTGATGACGCTAATGCTGAAAACAGGAAAAGAATTGCCGATTTAGATGCTCAGATTATGGCAGCAAAGGAAGAACTTTTCCTATCAAATAACAATTTAAACGCCAAGGAACATGAATTGTACCAGATTGACTCTGAAATTCGAGATCTTGAAACTAAGCGTTTGAAGCTTTCAAGTGACTGGAAAAGCAATAAAGATATGCAGTTTGATGAAAATTTGCTGATTTGCCCGTATTGCAAGCGTGAATACCCATCTGATCAGCAGGATGAAATGCGAAAGCATTTTGAAGAATCAAAGGAAGAAAAGTTGCAGGAAATCACAGACGATGGAATGAAATGTAAAGAAGCTATTGATGCTTTACGCAAAAAGTTCAATGCTGCAGATGCAGAGCTTTCTGCCCTTCGTGAAGAATCCAATAAAAAGTCAAGAGTTGTCGATGATTTAGTTGCTCAGAAAAAAATTATATCCACTTTAACACCAGCAGAACCAGACGAGGCAGCAAAAGCCAGATCTGCAGAAATCGCAAAGCTTGAAAGCCAGTTAAAAGCAAATACTGCAAATGTAACGTTTGCACAGCTCAAGGCAGAAGAAAATAATCTTCAACATCAGTTGTCTGGCTTAAAAGCAGAACTTGCAAAAACTGAAATTAATGTCAAGATTGACGCAAGAGTTGCAGAGCTTAACATCGAGCGCCGAAAGAATGAGCAGCTAATTGCAGATACGCAGGCACAACTCGACTTGTTGAAACGCTTCAATATCCGCAAGCATGAGCTTTTAGAAAGCAAGGTAAACGAGTATTTAGAGTACTGTCAAGTAAAATTTTTCAAACAGCTTGTGAATGGCGACCTAGAAGAAACGTGTGATTTCTGTGTAAACGGTGAACCATACGCTAGAAACCTTAATCACGGTGCAAAAATCTTAATCGAGACAGATGTTTGCAAGGCTTTTCAGAAGAAATACGCTACTACCCTTCCTATCATCGTAGATGACTCTGAATCTGTTGATAATTGGAAGATACCGGATATGGATAGGCAGCTTATTATTCTCAAAAGAACTGATTCTAAAGAGCTAACAATCAAGGGGTCATGATGTGATCCGTGAAATTACACAAACTTACCCAGTCTAAGCTTGATGATTACAAACTTAGAAGTAATTTCACGGACGATGAAGAGATAACATTTGATATGTTATCTAAAGGCAAATCTATCAGCGAAATAGCAACCCGGTTATCTGTGTCGACTAGGACGGTTGATCGCAGGATTGCCGATATAAAATCAAAAATCAACCAACTATAAATAGTCCCCTGGTATTTATGATGCTAGGGGATTTTTACAACATTTTTTAACATTATTTTACTGTAAAGAAATGTCACACATATAACCTCAAAGATATTTTTTATAACTTTTTAGTTCTAACTATTGACTTTTTAGTTCTAACGATGTATCCTATAACTGAGAAAGGAAAAACATTATTTTACTGTAAAGAAATGTCAAATTAGGTTAAGAATTGTAAAATAATGTAGAATAATGTAATCACAAAGGAGGTTTCACAATGAAAGTAATATGCATTGCAAATCAAAAAGGCGGCATTGCAAAAACCACAACAGCCACTACACTTGCGTCAATTTTAATGTCGCAAGGCGAGAAGGTCTTACTGGTTGACGCTGATCCGCAGGGTAACAGCACTGATACTTATAGAGCAGTATCCAAAGATACGGCAACTCTCTACGATGTTATTTTAGACATTGAAGATCCACTTCCAATTGCGGAAGCTATTCAAAAAACAGAAATCGGTGACATAGTCGCATCCGATCCAGAGCTGAAAACAGCAGATCAAAGATTCCCAAGTGATGGGAATGAGTATTTTAGACTAAAAGACGCTCTTTCCGAATTAACTGGCTATGACTACGTTATTATTGATACAGCTCCGGCTGACAACAAATTACTTAAAAACTGTTTAATTGCTTCTGACAAGGTCATCATTCCTGTCACTGCAGACCGTTATGCCATTCAAGGTCTGTCAGAACTGAATAGAACTATCACGGGCGTAAAGAAGAGAAATAATCCTAACCTAGAGGTTGCAGGACTCTTGTTGGTGAAATATAAGAGCCGTCAGCTCCTCGCCCAGGAAGTTAAAGCTTCTCTGGAAGAGATCGCCAAGCAGCTCAATACAAAGGTCTTTTGCACAACTATTCGTGAAAGTATTGCCGTGCAAAAGGCACAGGCAACTAGAACAACTCTCATGAATTTTGAACCGAAGTGCAACGCTGCCATTGACTATGTGCAGTTCGCAGAAGAACTAATTAAGGAGTAATTTGAGATGAGAAAGAAAGATAACACCACTACTACTTCTTTTGATGTGACAGCCGGCATTGATTTTGCAGATACTGGCGAAACTGAAATTCCAAGCATCCAGCCGGTGGGAAAAAAATCAGTTTTTGTCTCCGCTCCAGTTGATCCAAACAGAGTGTATACGCCTGGATATAATCCAACTCCGAAGATCGGCCCAAATGGTGGGTATGTAGGGCGCAGAGAAGTCCCTGCAGCTGAACGTAAGATTCAGTTCAGTGTATCGTGCACCGAATCACAAAAGGCAGCCTTTTCAGAAGCCGCTCGTAAGTCAGGCCGCACCCTAGCAGGATTTGCTTGCTTCGCTATTGAGGAATACATGCGGACACATGATCTATAATTCTTTACATTATTTGACATTTAAAAAAGGTTTAATAAGGTAAAGAACTGTTAAAAATTGTTAGAAGGAGGATTTTATTATGGTAAGTAATGAGATTTACGAAAGAATAGTTAGTGTTAAAAATGCTATTGCAGAAGGAAAACTTGACGATGTGATATATGAACAGAATTGTAATATTGCAGAATCGTTACGGCGTTTACTATCCGCTAATAATATGAAAACAATTGATATTGTATCAGCATTAACTGTGTTTGCGAGTGGCGAGTTTACAATGGCATTTAATTACATTGACAAATTTGATTTGCCAACAACTGAATTATGCTGCAACATGTACAAACAAGTTAAAAAAGATTATTACAATGGATATGTAGATTTATTCATATGGCATACAGATAGCGACGATACATACGGCAGATATCACACGATACGAATATATAAGTCTGGACATATTACAGAATATAAGGTCAAATTAGAAAAGACATGGAGCAATGATTTTGAAATGTACTTAACACATTATGAGGTTTATAATAAATCAAAAAATAGATCCTATTTACGTAATCAAAAAATAAAATTTTGGTAATTTTATCACAAGATAACTCTTTACTAAAATTAAAGAAAGGAGGCATTTTGTGGAACAAGTAAACTTGATACCGTTTTACGCTTGCGCTATCGCGTTTGCACGCCATATACGATTAGATTTAGAAAGCGAATATAGCAAGAATGCTGTAGCTTATTATAATGCTGCAAAGCAGAGCGAATATTACAATACTTTATTTTCGGAAGAGCTGTCTTTGCAAACAGAAGAAGCTTATAAAAAAGCACTCGGAATCGTCGAATATAGCTACACAGAAGATGAACAAGCACAGACTTCTTTGGATATTCTTTTCAAAAAGGGATACAGAAAGCTATACAACATTCTTAAAAGGCTTCCAAAAGACGAACCGCTTCATTTTGATAGTGTAATCGGAGAAGTCAGTTATGCAAAGCTTGCAAAGTCAGATCATGTTTCGGACGATAATTTTAATGGCTATTTATTTGCAGGCTATTACTTTTTAAATATGTGGCCGCAAGAGTTAGTGCAAGAACGTAAAAAATGTGATGAATTACTTTGCTTTATTGCAAACTACGGATACAATCCAGAACGCAGAATGCAAAAAGGCTTAAAGAAATATGACTGTGCTTTTCAGGAAAGAGCAAAATCATACATTAGTCAACTTCCAAAAGATTTATTTAAGCAGATCCAGTTAGCGCCAAAAGATGAGGAATTTGGATACACTACAGTGTTTGACATTGAGTCACTTTCAAGCGTTTCTATTTTTTCTGAATTACAGTTCACACATGAAGATCTGGAAGCACTAGCAATTGCTTATACGCACGGAAAAAGAGGAGGAATACGTGAGGATTTCCTGACTTATGCAAAATATACGAGCTATATATTAGCTATGTGTAAGGCATATAAGCAGTCTAAAGAATACTACTTCCAACACAATCGCGAAGACGTGTATATTGAAGTAGAGAGCATTAAAAATGAATTGCTTCAAGCCAAATCTGCATTATCTGAATCTCAGGAACGCAGGATGTCTGAACAAAAAGCTTGTACTGAGCAGGTTCAGCGCTTATCTGATGAGATAAATCTACTCAAGCAGAAGAATGATGCACTAAAATCCGAACTGCAAAAGGTAGAGGGTGAACGTAGGGAACTTTATGCTTTACGAGAGCATATGTTTTCACTGGAATCTGATTCGGAAACCGAAATTGCAAATAAGCTATCTAAAGAGCAAATTCAGCAATTAAAAAACATTAGTGGTACAATTGTTGGAGGGCATCCAAACTTGATAAAGAAGCTTAAAACTTATCTTCCGGATTGGCAATATATCAGTGCAGGAAATGTCAGCACTGTGCGCAACGCTGCATTAAAAAAATCTGACTTTGTGTTCTTCGTAACTGCTCACCTGAGCCACAAACTGTATTATGCCATGATTGCACAGGCTCAAGATTGGAATGCAAAAATCGGATATTTGAGCCGTATAAATATAGATTATGCATTGCAAGAAATATATATATTAGTAAATAGCAGTATTTAACCTTATTTGACATTATTTTAGTGTAAAGAACTGTTAAATAAAGTAAAGAACTGCAGAAAGAAGGATATATATGAAGAAAGAATTTAATTTGCTTGATGAAAGCTGGGTGCGTGTATTGCTTCCAGATTATACCATTAAAGAAGTTTCACTCAAGGATGTTTTCACTCACAGCCACGAATACATGGATTTGGCAGGTGAAACAGATACTCAAAATGTCGCAATGATACGGCTACTTCTTGCAATTGCTCATTCCGGATTTGCAAGATTCGACTCAAACGGTGATGAGATTCCGCTTTTAAATAGGGATGAAGCAATCAGCCGTTGGAAAAGCTATTGGAGTCTTGGCCATTTTCCAGAAGCATTTTTAAAATATTTAGAGGAATACAGAGAACGTTTCTGGCTTTTTCATCCTGATGCTCCATTCTATCAGGCAAACGAAGCTAAAAAGGGAACTGCTTTTGGTGCTGCAAAGTTAAACGGAGAAATCTCTGAAAGCAACAACAAGGTACGAATATTTGCAGCGAGAAGTGGAGAAGCAAAAATGCAACTAACATATGCAGAAGCGGCTAGATGGCTTCTTTTTATCAACGGGTATGACGATGTTTCTGTAAAGCCAAGTAGGGCAGGTTTGCCGTCAATCAGTATTGGATGGTTGGGGCAAAATACTATTGTTTACGCAATCGGGCGAAATCTTTTTGAAACACTTATGATGAACCTAGTTCCTTTACAGAATGGTAATGGGGAATTGTGGCCTAAGCCTTGCCCAATATGGGAATGCTCGCCACGATCCGATGAGCGCAAAAAGATTGATCCACCTTCTAACCCAGCGGAATTATTCACGCACCAATCGCGCAGGATATTTCTCAAGCGTGAAAACGGGATTGTAACCGGATTTAATGCATTAGGTGGGGAATTTTTTGATAAAGAACGTGTTGTAGCTGAAACCATGGCACTTTACATTTTAAACAGTAACAGTGCTAAACCACTTCGCTTATTTAACGATGTTCCATTGTGGCAACTACTCGACAAGATACTTTACAACAATCAAGATACTGTTACATGGTTGCGCTTAATCGGAATTAGCAGCGCAGGCTTTCAAACTTGCGGAATGATGTATGACTCCAAGGCGATGAAATTTGTTGATGAATGTTCAAAAAGATTTACAGCAAATCTCGATCCTAACTTTGCAGATTACATATCTGTTGGCATTGAGCTGTGCCGTTATATCACAAATGAAATTGGCGTATTGTCATACAACATTCAGTTGGCTAGTGGCAAGCAAAATCCAACTGAACTTAAAAAATATGAGTTTTCTAGTGACCTGGATTTGATTTGGGCCAGATTTCTTTCGTCAAATGCCACCGCATTTGAATATTTTCTAAGAATGGTCAAGCAGTCTGCACTGGACTTTTCTAAATCTTTAATTGATAATGCATCCCCAACATCATTTAGAGGTCGAATAGTTACGGTGAATGGCACAGAAAAGTATTATTGCACACCAAAGGCTTATAATTCTTTTTTGTATTATCTCAACCGATTGATACCAGAGGAATCTAATGACCTTGAGGCTGTAAAAGAACATTTGATTTCTTACAAGGCAGAGCTTAAACCGAAGGAGGAAGGTGAGTAAATGGAAAGCAAAAACACATTTTCGAACATTGTAAAAACGATAATGTTTAAAAAAGAGATGGATGGAGTTCAGCTTGCAAAACTATTAGGATGCTCTCAGTCCAATGTGTCCAAAAAGCTTAGATTAAATAATTTTAGAGAAAGTGATATACGTCAGATATCCGAAGCATTAGGATATGACGTTTCTATCAAGCTTACATCAAAGGACACAGGAGAGGAATTGCAGATGTTGTAATAGTGTATTTTACATTTATTTACATTATTTAACTTTATTTAACAATATTTGACATTTATTTACAGTAAAATATTCTTTAAAAGAGTTGTCAGTTTATCTGGCAGCTCTTTTTGTCGTTAACATGTCGTATCCCTGTCGTTTTTACATCTTAGTTTTATGGCACAATACAGTCAGAATAAGAGGAAGGAAGGTGTGAATGATGTTTCCTGAATCATTTTTAACTAAAATATTTGAAAGACCAGATGTATGTATGATTCCAATGCAGTATCAATCAGCAATGATTCAAGCTATTGGAGAGGTCCTTGACGAGGAAGGAGTGATATTAGGCGATGCCAATACCAAATCAGATGTATCAACCGTACAACCAACAGACAATGTATGGCCAATATAATAGTTATTACCCGTATCAATATCAGCAGCCGCGTTATGATCTGCAGCAAAACCAACCGCTTTTTAATCAACAGCAAAACATTCAGCCACAGCAGCAAGCTGGATTGAACGGAAAGATCGTGCAAGCTGTCGAACAAATTACTGCGAACGATGTACCTATGGACGGTTCAGTTGCCGTTTTCCCAAAGCAAGACATGTCAGAGATCTATACAAAATCATGGAATGCAGATGGGACCATTAGAACGATTGTATATAAGCCGTACACAGCTTCACAGCCAAATGCGGCGAATAGTTCAGCCGACATGTCCAAAATGAAAATGGGGCTATCTGACGAGGCTACAGAGGCATTTATGGCAAGATTTGATAGCCTCGAAAAGAAGTTTGATGAGCTGATACCTAAGATAGCGCCCAAAAGGTCCGGAGGCTTAAAGAAGGAGGCGAATGAGAATGAATAATCCATTTCAGCTATTTCAAGCCATGAGGAATCCGCAGCAGTTTTTGCAACAGATGGCTGGAAACAGCCAAGCTATGAGCAATCCTATTTTAAAAAATGCTATGGATATGGCAAATAAAGGTGATACAAAGGGTGTAGAACAATTAGCTCGCAACCTTTGCAAAGAGAAAGGGATAAATGTTGATGATGCAGTTCGCCAGATAAAAAATCAATTTGGAATGCAATAAAAACATGATACTAATTCTTGCGCAAGATTATGTATATAAAAAATATTACGGAGGTAAATAGTATGTTTAACTCAGGAAACTGTAGTGTACCATTAGTGGCTAGCATTGATGGTAACGGCAACAACAGCGGTGGCTGGGGCAACGACGGTTGGGGATGGATCTGGATCATTTTGATTTTTGCCATTTTCGGCTGGGGTAATGGCTTCGGCGGTTGGGGCAATAACGGTGGTGGCATGGGTTCTACCGCGGCAGCCTACACAGATAGCGCAATTCAGCGTGGTTTTGATCACCAAGCGATTGTTGGAAAGTTAGACGGAATCAACAATGGTATTTGTGATGGATTCTACGCAGTTAACAATAGCATGTTAACCGGTTTCAATGGAATCAACACAAACATCATGCAGACTGGATATGGCATTCAGCAGGCTATCAACGCTGATACCGTAGCTAATATGCAAAATACAAATGCTCTGCAGGCACAGTTAGCTAACTGCTGCTGCGAGACACGCGAAGCTATTCAGGGTGTAAATTACAATATGGCAACTAACACTTGCGCATTGCAGAACACTATGAACAACAACACCAGAGATATTATTGACAGCCAGAACGCAGGTGTGAGAAGCATCCTTGACTACCTTTGCCAGGACAAGATTGCTACCTTGCAGGCCGAGAACAATGATCTCCGCAGAGCTGCTTCGCAGGATCGCCAGAGTGCACTGCTCACCACAGCAATGGCTGCGCAGACCAATCAGATTATTGACGCTGTAAGACCTACTCCAGTACCGTCTTTCCCGGCATCTAATCTTTATGGCTATGCTTACGGATGCGGATGCAATAGCGGTTGCAGCTGCTGACAAAATTAAATATCGGTATCTTAACCAAAACGGTTATGTCTGCTAACTAATGCAGTATTACTATCAGCAAAGGGGCAGACTCAAAATAGAGCCTGTCCCTTATTTTAAGGAAAACACAATATGTAATTAAATCTATTGACAATAATGCTTTAATGTGTTTAAATATCCTCAAAGGAGGTATTATGAACACATCAAACATTACGAATTACAAACCAAAGGAATTTGCAGAACTGTTGGGTGTTTCTGTTAAGACCTTACAGCGGTGGGATCGAGAAGGAACGCTTACAGCAAATCGTACACCAACCAATAGGCGTTATTATACTTACAAACAGTATCTTGAATTTAAAGGGATAACAGAAGATGATGCACGCAAAGTTGTTCTTTATGCCAGAGTGTCTACAAAAAATCAAAAGGATGATTTACAAAACCAAACCGCATTTTTACGGCAGTTTTGCAATGCAAGAGGCATGATTGTAGATCAATGCATAGAAGAATATGGAAGTGGTCTTAATTACAACCGCAAGAAATGGAATGAATTATTGAATGAGGTGATGGAACAAAAAATCAAAACAATTGTGATAACGCATAGAGACCGTTTTGTTCGCTTTGGATATGACTGGTTTGAAAAATTCTGTACGAAATTTAATACAACAATTGTGGTAGTAAATAATGAATCATTATCACCGCAGGAGGAGCTTGTACAGGATATCGTTTCCATTCTTCATGCGTTTTCTTGTAGATTGTATGGACTTCGTAAGTATAAAAAACAAATAGAAGGAGATGAGGGACTTGCTAAAGAGCTTCAAGACGGAAATCAATCCTACACCGGAGCAGATAACGAAGATCAATAAGACGATTGGAACCTGCCGGTATCTATACAATTTTTATCTTTCTCATAACTTGAAACGTTATGAGCAGGGAGAAAAATTCATGAGTGGAAAGTCCTTTAGCGTATGGATGAATAATGAATATCTGCCGACACATCCTGAATATTCATGGATAAAGGAAGTCAGTTCAAAGGCAGCAAAACATGCAGTTGAATGTGGATGCGCAGCATTTACAAGATTTTTTAAGCGTCAGAGTGGATTTCCTAAATTCAAAAAGAAAGATATCTCAGATGTAAAGATGTACTTTGTAAAGAATAATCCGAAGGACTGCTATTGTGAACGGCACAGAATTAACATTTCCACTCTTGGCTGGGTGAGACTAAAGGAAAAGGGATATCTGCCAACGACGAAAGATGGCTGGCGGATTCGAAGCGGAGCCGTTTCGAAGAAAGCAGGTCGATACTATGTATCCGTTTTAGTGGATGTTCCAGATTTGCAGGTCAAATCGAAGGAAGATCAGACAGAAGGAATCGGAATTGATCTTGGACTAAAAGAATTTGCGGTTCTTTCAAATGGTAAAATCTATAAAAATATCAACAAAACAAGCCGAATCAAAAAGCTTGAAAAACAGTTGAGACGGGCGCAGCGCTGTCTGTCTCACAAATATGAGAATTTGAAGAAAGGAGAGTCTGCTCAAAAAGCAAATATACAAAAACAAAAGCTTAAGGTACAAAAACTTCATCAAAGAATCAATCAAATTCGAACCGATTACATCAATCAGACAATCGCAGCGATTGTGAAAACCAAGCCATCATATATAACGATTGAAGATCTGAACGTAAAAGGAATGATGAAAAATCGACATCTTTCAAAGGCAGTGGCATCAGAGAAATTTTATGAGTTTCGAGAAAAGCTCATGACGAAATGCCATGAAGAAGGAATTGAGTTAAGAGTAGTAAGCAGATGGTATCCGTCTTCAAGAAAATGTCATAGTTGCGGATGCATCAAGAAAGACTTAAAACTTTCAGATCGAATTTACAGATGCAGTTGTGGCTATGTAGAAGATCGTGATCGAAATGCGGCACTTAATTTGAAAGATGCAGAAACTTACGAAATTGCATAATTGAACGCAAGCGTAAGTATGTACCCGGGGCTATCTGGGGAATTAACGACTGTGGAGTGTACAAGAACTTGTGAGTAGACAGAACTTCGGTTCGTCAAAAGCATACACGATGAAGCAGTAAGTAGTGTTCGTGAGAACCTACAATTCTCAATATGAGTATATTTACACATATTTTGAGTAGCAGGTATCAAATGGCAGAATATGTTGCAGTCGCAACACAGGAAGTTGCGGCAAATGAAAATGTAACTTTTACAAACACATCTGTTAAGGGTTCAAACTGCATACAACACCGTGAAGGCAGTGGGATCATTACTCTTAGAGGTCTTACGAATCAGTGTCAGGCACGTTTTTTTGTAAACTTCTCCGCGAATATAGCTCTTCCAGCCGGTGGAACTGCGGCTCCTATATCATTAGCAATTGCTATCAGTGGTGAGCCGATGCTTGCTTCCAAAATGATTTCAACACCAGCTGCAGTATCTCAATTCAGCAATGTATCCTCAGGCATTTTTATCAGTGTTCCGCGTGGCTGCTGCGTAAATATTGCAGTTGAGAATACAAGTGGCGTTGCTATTGAAGTTGCTAACGCAAACCTTATAGTGAATAGAGTTGCTTGATTGGAGGTAGACTATGCATAAATGGGCTAAAGAGATCTTAGAATGTGTCAAAGAAAAAGCCAAAGCTATCGGAATTGATAATTTTGAAGGCCAGAATCTTGATGATTTAAAAGACTGGACTGAAATCGTTAAGAACATTGCTTGCTTTGACAAAGACTATCGCATCGTTGAGGCAATGGATAGATTGGAAAACGATGACGAAATCATGGAAATGGTTGAGCAATACGGTGATTACCCGTCACGCCGCTATTACGACCGCTACAGATATGCTAACGGCAGATTCGCCCCAAAGGGTAGAGGGACAAGAACCACAGGCAGACGAGGTTATGACGAACCACCTTATTGGCACATGACACCAGAAATGTATTATGAATGGGCTGATATGCCAGAAGAAGAGCGTATGCGTGATCTTGATAGACTCCGCTTTGGGCGCATGTACTACTCTGACCCACGTAGAGGCGCCCAAATGCCGTCAGATGGTAGAAGCGTAGAAGATATGGGAATGAAGTCAGAAAGCCGATATGACCGTGCTAGAAGGTCATACAGTGAGACTAAGGACATGCACAAAGCCAACACTAAAGAAGACAATGACGCAAACATGCGAGGGCTTGAGTCCTTGTTGGCCGTCATTGACGAAGATCTTAAAGAGATCATGCCAGGGCTTTCAGCTTCCGAAAAAACAATGATGAAAACCAAGATGACAAACTGGGTACAGCGTATATAATCAATGGTACAACCGGGGGCAGATGCTCCCGGTTTTATTTCAATTGCGCATTTGCTATAAATGTGCTATAATGGGGGTATCAAATGTTTTTTACAGTAAATAACAGCACTTGGCAAGTTTGCTTTGTCAATCCTGGCGATCCGCAGTTGCAGCGCAGTGACGGAACATATACTCTCGGTGTAACCGACAACAATTTAAAGACCGTCTTTATGTGTAATGATCTGTCAAACCAGATGATTGATAAAGTGCTGTGCCACGAATTAACACATGTTCACGCAATGGAATACGGATACTCTATCCCGATTGAAACAGAGGAAATTGTCGCAGACTTTATAAGCCTTTTTGGCAGGAGTATAGTAACTGTTGCAGATGAACTTATATATCAGCTTTTAGGAAGTAATGCAATTAGGTACTGTGCATAAAATAAAGATCACAGTACACGCACGACTTTAGGCAATGTGCCAGAAAGGAAGGCAGATGTACACAAAGATTCACACGCAAAAAGACGTTCTCCGTGAGCGATATCTTTATCAATCCGAACTTACTCCACTGGGATTTCCAAAACTGCTCCCAGTACACGCTTCTCTGAGTGGGCTTAATGCAGTATCATTTTGTCAGGCGGTGAAAGAAAAAAATCCGAAGAAGGCGCTTTGCCACTTTTTTATTGATGATGCACGGTTCGAGCCATTATGGAATCAACCGCAAAAGTATCTTCCGATGCTTGAAAATTTCAAATATGTCTGTGCTCCTGACTTCTCATTCTATGATTCTATGCCAAAGGTCATGCAGCTGCATCAAGTGTACAGAAGCCGTGCCCTGGCATGGTGGCTATTTATGAATGGCTGTAACGTCATCCCAACTGTAGGTTGGGGAAATGCAGAGACGTTTGATTTTTGCTTTGAAGGGCTGCCAGAAGAGAGTACGCTGGCAATCAGTACAAACGGCTGTTTTACCGATCAAGGCAAGGAGTGTTATCGACAGGGCTTCAAAGAAATGTGTTCCCGACTCCATCCTGCAGAAATTTTAGTTGTTGGGCGCCCTATTGATGTGGACACAGATATAAAAATTACGTATCGAGAATCATTTGGACAGCAGCTTACGAGAAAGTTGAGGGGATGATATGGGTAGTAGAAGTGGAAAAAAACACGAAATCAGCATAATAACCTATGTTGGCAGTTTGAAGCGAATCAGAACTGAGGAAACTGTCGGAAATATCACAGTCATAAGAACCGAATACAAACAGCAGAGGCAGAAGCAGCGCCGTAAGAAAAGCCGATAGATTTTGACATTATTTTAATGTATAATAATGTAAAGTAATGTAAAATACTGTCAAGAACTGTAAAATAATAGGGATAGATTTAACTCTATCCCTACTTTTTAGCTATACCTTAATATTATATCTTTTATTTTTGCATATACCATTTAAATGGATACGCAATTTCGTATTTTCGTGCCTTTTCTGTATCTTTATGTTCCTGTATCAAGTTATCAACTGTGTCGTCAATCACAAACCCATCTGCTATTTTTCCAAATTTATAGCCGAGGCATATTTGGATTCTATAATGCTTGTCTATTCTTGCTAATGTTTCCCATGCTTTTAACTCTTTATCAGGCATTTGCATTAAATACTCTCTCTCACAGTGACACGTAAATTCCACTATTGTCAGCATTAAGTTCTTTGTGCGTTCTGCATCTCTTTCTTTTTCTGTTTCTCCGTCTTCATCATCGTTAACAAATTTTTTATCTAATTCTTTTAAAAAATCAGGAATAAGTTCCTCATCTTCTAAATAGATTTTATCGACAGAATCAAAAAAATCTTTGTCTGGAATAGATTCTTCATCTCCTGGATAAACTTTATCAACAAAATCAAAAAACTCTTCAACTACAATTTTAACGGCCTTTTTGAGAGTCTCATTTTCCAAAGATATATAATTGCTGTACAAATCGCATGTTCTCTCCAGTAGCCACCCCCACTCTTCGCGCCCCCTTGGCCAATCATTTTTGGTAAGTGGCTTACACTGCGTTACTGCTTCTATTACTCGTTTCATTTTTCCTTCATTCATTCTTGTTTTCCTGCTCCCTTTTTCTTTGTTGACTACGCTCTAACATCATGTACAACTGGTGAAAGATCCTGGACTCTGCTTCCTATTGCTATAGGTGGCAACCATCTGATCACAAGTTTTCTGTTTCCTGCCTTTTCACTCCCTATCCAGAAATGATGCCAGTGTGCACGGCGTACATGTGGAGTCTTTTTGCTTCCTACGGCAGAGGGCAGTATATCAAGGTTTTGTTCATTTGCTTCTGTCTTGTTCTTGTATACATTGATTTCCCTAACATTCCTTATTTCAGCCCCCACACGGTATCCTGCATCCAATACCTTAGGAATCTCCTTTGCACCAGAACGAGCATATTTCTTTCTTACTTTCTTGTTTTCTTCATTCTCGACAATATCTACATTCTGTGACAGTATAAACAGAATCATTTGTATTGTGCTTTGAAATATTTCGCGATCTTTTCTATATGTTTCTTCAAATTTCTCTGAAAACTCCGGCAGCCCCACTCTTTTATAGTTATCAATTCCGCTGGAAATTGTATGGTCTATACATTTTTGTAATTTATCAGACGATAAGGTTAAAAAATAGCTCCTTGATTCAATTCTGTTTTCATCGTCATTAAAGAAAAGCCTTTCAATCCTTAATTCATATAATTTAAATTCAAAATCATAATTCAAATATGTAAACCTTGATTCGTCACCAACTTGAAGACATAAACATTTATATGGCAAATGAAGTAACATGTTTACCGGAACTTTTTCTATTCCTTCTGTTTCTTTTAATTCACTATAAAAATCTTCATCAAAACGATAAATTACTTTTGATAAATCCCACGTTGCCACTGCTGAAATCAATCCTGCAGTGGCATTTCTAAGCCTTTTGAAATACTTCGCATCTGGCTCCCCCATGCGTACTTTTTGGATTTCTAGCAATATTTTATCATTAGGACAGTACACAATATTTTCGTCCCATTTCGCACCTTGAGCTTTAAAATCCTCAATCGCAGCTTTTACTTGATCAGCCAAATCGGGTTCAGCCTTTAAAAATCCTTTGTACAGTTCTAGTGCCAGGATTCGTTTATTCTCAACTTTCTTCTTTCTCTTTGCCATTTTGTCTCCTATTTTCTTCCAGTGCCATTTTAACATCCTCTTCGGTCTTTTCAACTGGTAACTCTTCCAATCGCCAGCCCTTATAAGTATACACTGGCCTAGATCTCCGTGAAGACACACCACGCAAACTACTTGCAATTGCAGTAAAACCACCACGCACGCGTCCAGCTGCAATATTTTCTGGTACATCTTCATCAAAGAACCTTCGGCAATTTCTTCTAGCCCAATCCTTTAACGATACTGCTATATAGTAATTTCCTAGAGGATCAATTAAAATCCATTTTTTAGCAGTTCTGTTTTGTGGTCCCGGTTGTCCTTCTGGCAAAGCATGGGCCGCTTTAGTTGCTTCTTTTGCAAATCGTTCGCGAGCCGCTTTTACTAATTGACTTTTCTTTTGAGCTTCAATTAGAGCAGGCGGCATAGGTGTCCCCTTTGGCGTACACAAGCCGTGTTTCTTTCTTAATTGTGCCGCACATTTAGCAGAACAACATTGTTTTGTATCACTCGGATGCCAAATAAATGGCTTTCCACATATTACACAGTTGTGGTATTTACGTCTTCTTACGCATCCACATGTTACACATCTGTAAAAGTGAGATGCCTGCATTTCTTTTATATTTCCGCATTTTAAGCATTTCACTTTCCAAAGGCTTATTCTTTTTCCGGTGTTAGGACTAACGTATTTATTTTCGGAAGCTCCCAGCACCACCAAATCTCCATGCTGCTCGTCTGTTAAATCTCTCTTTGCCATTGCCAACTCCTTTTTCCTGTCAATATGCACTATCGCAAAATAACAGTACATATGCGTGTTTCAAATATTATACAAAAAGTTCTTGACGTTTTCAAGCCATTATGCTATTTTAAAAATGAAGAGGATGCTTCTTCCGGCTTCGGTCGTTATTCACAGGCAGCAAACCGTCTGTGTGGATTGAAATGAAATTATAATTGTACGCGCAAGTACAGAGGAGCGGCAAGCGTTACGCTTGCCGTTTTTTCATTCCTTAACGATTACGTTGACCGCAACAATACCACCCTTCTTAATCTGCTTAAACATGTTTTATATCTTCCTATCAAATACTGCCATAGTACAGCGCAACCGCCATGCTGCCGAAAATCAACGCGCCAAGTAACAAGTCACCAATGCCCTTTGCTACTGCATCAAGCATTTTTCATGTTTTTTCAATCGTTGCCTTGAATCCTCTTGATTTTTGACAGAAAATGGCACGCTCTGCGCTGCTGCGCATCTTCTCAATCTGCAGGCTTGGTTCCCAGATTACCTTCATCTTATCACCTCTTTCCGTTTCACGCAACCTTTTCGATAGTAACAACCGCTGATGGCGGTGCTTCATATCGGAAAAAATCAGCTACATTTTTAAACTGCGAGTCCATCACTGGGATGTATTCGTCTGGGTAGATGTGAGCTGTAGAAAACTGAATGCAGCCCGGATTCTTTACGGATGCGTGCAGTATTCGTTGCTCTGTGTATGTCTTGTCACCAATCTCGTGTTGTACTTCCCAGTGCGCCACCACACCTGGAGTCTTTACCGCCTCGAATACTCGCGCCCATGACACAAGAACCACAGCATCAAGACTTACAATCTCTTTCTCAAGCTTCTCCAGCTCATCACCGTGAGCCTTGAAAAGCTTTATATGCAGCTCTCGCGGCGCGGCACTGATAGATACTGTCTGTAAAATCATTGTTTTAACCTTTCTTTGCTTTGTTCAGTGCATACATTGTTTTGCATGTATTGCTATTTCCATATAGTTACTTTTTATTATCTCCGTGATGCTTGCCAAATGTGGCAAGTAGTGCATGACGCCGTTTCGTGTAGCTCTCAAATCTTTTACCGGATCACCCCGGCACTACAGGGGTAACGGACCCCCAGACGGTCTTTTCTTTATCCTGTCAGTTTTTACCGTACTTGCCGCAGCTTTCCGCACCGCCTGACCTTTACAGCCTTTAACCTTTTTCGCTGGTTTCCATCTCGTATGCAATCGGTTGTGTTAGCAGATGCATAAGCTGCTAGATGTCCAGACGATTATACAGCTTTCTGGATCTCGTGCCGTTTGCGGACATTAGCGCCTCCGCATTTGCGGTTGATGTTTTTTCCCTTGTATTTTGACGGCGTCGCTCTTGTCTCAACCTCTCGCCAACCTCGCCGGGGTTTATCGCACACCTGCGCCGGATGTAGATCACTTATAACCTCTAACCGGTTGACGGTTTGCACCGCCAAAGCGTCCCCAGGTCGTGAACCTCGCCGCCTAAAGCGAAGAAACGCAAAACTTAAAATTCCTTGGCGTAGCTTTCAGCATCTGCCAAAGTCCGGCACAGCTTGCAAATATTACTATATTCACCATCTACAAAAATCTGCACACTGTAACCATAACCGCGAAGTCTTGCCGGGTGAGTGTCGCCCAGCAAGACAATTTTTGTTGTGATCATCTGTTTTGACTCCTATACCATGTAAGCGATTTTTTCGCATACTCTTTTTCATAATCCGTGGCCTTTGCAATTCTTCCATCTGGATATACACGGAAGGCGTGCCACTTGTAAACACCCACAAAATACTCAACGTCTTCCTCACTCATGCAGGCGTAAAGATCCTTACACATGTCATCACTGTAAAACTCGGCGTGTTCCTTGCCATATCTCAGAACCTCATCTGCAGCCTTTAAAAACTTGCCATTTCCGGCATAGCACCAGCCACGGCCGCTGTCCTTCGTCCAGATCTGGACGTTATAACGGAAACCGTGCGCCATAGCTGGGGCGCTTTCATTCAATCTAATAATTTGTAATGTTGTCATAACTTTTCCCTTTCTTGCCCGCCATCATCAGCGCCGGGAGGCAATCCCCAACGGACGCCCCAAGCCGGGGCGTTTCGGCTTAAATCTCTTCTATTTCATCAATGTAAAAATCAACCATATCAACCGCGGCTGTAAAGCGCTGCTGGACAGAAAAGCTAAATCCAAAGTCTTTATCATACATGGCCGAAGCACTTGTAGCTACATAGTAGAAGAGGTCTGCCGCCTTGTCTTTATCAAAGGTCCCCTTTCTTGCTTTTTTTCTGAGATTTTCAATACTTGGCTTAATCTGGCGATTGTACAAAACGCCTGAGTTAGTAGCATATAAAAACAGCTCTCTTGCTTCATCGGATGCCTTATAAATCATATTTTTTGTTCTCTTCATATTTTTTTTACTTCCTTTCTGTGTTTGTTGTTTTCCTTGTTTCTGACTGCATTATATAACAACGTACGTGTATATTCAATAGTAATTTTATATAAATGTACGTGTATATTTTTGTGCATTATGTACGTGTATATTTTTATCTTTATAGTGTATAATTATGCTAGAGGTGGAAAAGGGGCCTCTATAATATATGGAAAGGAAAGAAAAAACCTATGGCAATATCAGACGCACACAAGCAAGCTACTATAAGATACGCAAGTAAGACTTATAAGCGCGTGCCGCTCGATTTGCGGCATGAAGATTACACCAGACTACAAGAGGCGGCAGCAGCTACAAGCCTATCAGTCAACGGCTACATAAAAGCCGCGATAGCTGAAAAAATCAGCCGCGATAGCATCCGATCAGCGGCACCAGATGCAGAAGGACCTGCAGCACCTGCGGCAGAGCCGGAGCCGTCCAGCCAGAAGACCAAGAGCCAGACGCCAGACCTGGAAGCGGTAGACCTGCAAAGGCTCTTGACTGATGCACGGTATCAGCTTGATATCATGGATATATACGGCCAGAAGCAGACGCAGCGGCTACTTGATCAGGCACGAAGCAAATAAAAAAAGGTGGGCATTTTCGCCCACCTTATTTTTTTAAATGAAATAATATTTTCTTACTGTTTTTTCCGTTCTGTTAGGGCTGATGCTTAGCAGCTCATCTGGAAGATATCCGGCCTTTGTATAGCCGCAACTTACTTTTTCGTATCCGCCTAAGTCTTTAAAAAATTGTACTGCATCAAATACATTAAAAACATAAGTTGCCGGTACTTCTTTTTCTTCTTTTTTCACTTCAACCCAACGCGTGCCGCGCTTAGCATAGGTTGTTTTTTCTTCTAAAATCTTGCCGCCGAAATCCTGGAGACTAGAAATATTTGGATATTTCTTAAAAAGCTTTCTATAAGTTTTTGCTAACTCTGAATATAACATTGTTTTTTCCCTTTGCTTGATGTATAATCAAGCTACCTTTCTTTTTTTTGATTGGTGCCGGTTGCGTTTGCTTGGTAGGTAGTGCAACCGGCTTTTTTGTTTACACCCTTATTATATCACTTTTAAAAGTTATGTCAAGACTTTTTATAACTTTTTTTCGTTATATTTTTTCTTGACTTTTTGCCGTTGAAAAGTTACTATATATATGTAGCGATACACCAAGCACGAAAGGAGCGTACTACAAGTATGATAAAGTTTAAATTTGACGTAGCCGGTGCACTGGCTACCGCAGGCGTTACAGCCTACACAGCGCAGAAAAGCGGCATTTTATCGCAGGATACATGGCGAAAGATTAAGGCAGGAGATACACATATAAGCCTTGAGGCTATCAATCGTATATGCTGCATTTTGCACATGCAGCCGGAGCACCTTATATACTACGCGCCAGACCAAGCCGAAGAAGAAAAAATTTTAAAAAACTTTCAAAAAAAGTCTTGACATAGTAACTTTTTTAAGTTATACTAAAGGCACAAAGAGAGAAAGGAAGCCCCACAGGGGCAAAGGTAAAAAGATATGTCAAAGAAGCAGCAGTATACAACAAAGTTTTATGAGAGCAACGGCGGCACTATCCAGGCAGTGACACGCGATGAGAGCGGCAAGGTTGTAAACGTTCTCGGCGGTTTTGAAGATGGTTCCATCACAGGTTTGGAAGTCCTGGCAGCAGCTCGCGAAAACTGGCCAGACGCAGACCCGTTCGAGTCTTACCAGTGGGGCGGAAAGACTATGGAAGAAGTAGCAGAGGAGCTTGAGAAGATGGAGTATCATCCGAAAATGGGTGACTTGATCGCAGAGACAAAGGCAACGCCAGACCGCTACACAGACGCCCAGTATATCGAGCGTGTTGAGTTTAACTGGCGCCACATGGGTGCAGCAGGGTTTGATCTTTTTAAAGATTTAGACGTGCCTGAGGCCGTAGCATATCGCATCAAGTCTAGCAGAGAGTGGAACCCGGACGACTGCCGCCGCCTGTGCGAACTGGCCGACATGGTGAGCGAGTACGACAGCGCCGACAGTGACACCGTAGAGGACGTAGTAAGCGCAGCAGCTGACAAGCTCGGTGTTGACATCTGGTAAATATCAAAGCACCTGCCCGGCAAGGTTAGAGCCGGGAGAAAGGGAGATTATGAACAGAAACAAAGTTTTGGGTGTAAGTAGCAAGTATGAGTTCGGACGCTGGCAACATGTACTTTACGGACCTTTTGCAAGTGATGAAGAGGCGGAAGAGTGGTTGCACACTGAAGAATGCGATTTCAGAGAGCGTGAGTTGATGAGCAAGACGGCCGCCGCTAAGTTAGTTGGACGAAAGGCAGTTAATGAAATGTTTGCAAAGTGAAAATTATTAACGATACGGCAGGCGCACAGCTTGCCGTTTTTCTTTGCCTATTTTCAGACATTCAGCCGTAAATTTTTAATTTGTGCAACTTACGTTTTTAAAAATATTTAACTTGATTTATACCTCATATTGTTGTATTATGTAATCAAGCTACTATATATAGTATTTATATGTAGCCTAGATATGGATATATAGAGTATATAGCCCATGATCGGAAAAGATTTCAAGCCGTGCTGAAACACGGTGCTTCTTTTTCTGGTCGTGGGCTTTTTCTTTTCCCCAGGCCTACAGCTTTTCCGTGTCGCTTCCTTATATATAATATATACAGTATATATATTTACTGTATATGTATATGGTATATATATTTAATATATTATCGGTATATTTAATATATTATCGGTATATTTAATATATTATCAGCGTATTTATATTATATTTATAATTATATGGTGTATATGTATATAATATCTGTATATGTACAGTGTATATAGAGTACATATAATATATTGTCTGATAATATATATTAAGTATATCTGTATAAGGTATATATGTACAGTATATATAAGGTGAGTATGTATAGTATATCTCTATGTACTGTATAGGTATAGGTATAAGCATATCTGTATGTACAGTATATAGATATCTGGTAAGTAGGTATGTGTATAGTGTATCTAAGTATATACAGATACAGAGTGTAGGAGCTGACAGTTGACAACAGACAGATGATCAAGTCAGAGACAGCCAACAGACGAGAGATACACAGACAGGCGGCAGATGAGGACGGACACATGTGAGAGCTGGAGACGATGAGCACACGCAGAAGGGCGCTAGAAGGGCACAGAAGGCGTTTGAAGGGGAAAGGCTAAGATATAGCCACATATACGCACGACAAAAAGAAATGCAGGGAAAGGAGGGCTACAGAATGCCAAGAGGAGGAAAACGAATGCCGAGCTATAGGGATATTGCAGAAGCCATGGACGGAGACGAACTGGACGCTATCCTTGACGTATCTCTGCAGGGGCTAGCCAGGGCACGTGAAAAAGGCTCACAGCCCATGTATAGCAACTCTCCCGAAGGGCTAAAAAGTTTCAAACGCGACTCAGAAGAGTATCTAACATTTGTCCGGAACGTAAACAAAACCCCAACGGAAGGCGGAAAGCTGCGCCTAGTGCCTGATATAGAGTCCTGGGCGGCATTTTTGGGAGTTACGCGGCACATGATCACGGGCTATGAAAAGCGTGGCAGTGATTGGAAGTCTACTATAGACGCGGTAAAAGGCGTTATAACAGCTTGCAAGAAGCAGCTTGCATTTACTGGCAAAATGCCACCAGTGCTTGCAATTTTTGATCTTACTAACAATAGCGACTATGTCAACGCGTCAGAGTTCCGCTTATCAGCTGAGACAGCACCGGAGGCCAAGCAGATAACGGCGGAAGAGTGGGAAAAAGTCATTGACGCAGAACCAGAAGCCCCTAAACTATCGGATTTTAAATTATCTGACGATTTAAATTAAGATTAGTCAAGGTTTCTTGATCTGTGTTAATCTTCAAAGTAACATAGAGTACGTATAATGTTTGTTATACGTACTTTTAACAGTCAATGGTGCGTATACTCAGACCAGGACAGCAAAACGCTGTTGCTTTTGTATATACAAATACGCACAATTTAGGTTTTGCCGCCACGGAGCAGAAGCCGCAACCATCCGCGCAGCCTGCCAGATGATCACACAAAAAGGGGGTGTAGGGGTCTGAGAGCGTGTCCCCGGCATGGGGCTACTTAGTCCCTAAAATATTTTTCCAAAATAAAAAGCCCCTTTTAACTCGTAACTACACATATGGCAAAGATAGGGAATCGCGACCCGAAAGCTGTGAGCCTTGACAGTTTCTTTGCCATAATGCCAAGGCACACCAGAAAGGTAAGTGTTTATATGAATAATATAACAATCTTTAACAGTCCAGAATTTGGAGATATCAGAACGGAACTTATTAACGGAGAAGTCTGGTTTGTCGGAAAGGATGTAACTGACATCCTCGGGTACCAAAACGGTAGTCGAGATATTAACCGCCATGTAGATGAAGAGGACAGACATAAGGTTATGCTCTTTGATGGTAATCAGGATAAGGAAACCATCATTATCAATGAGTCAGGTCTTTACAGCCTCATCCTTTCAAGCAAGCTCGAATCTGCAAAGAGATTCAAACACTGGGTAACATCCGAAGTCCTACCGACTATCCGCAGAACTGGTTCTTACAGCATTAACGAGCGCAAACCCGACTCCTACATGATTGAAGACCCGGTTGAGAGAGCAAAACGCTGGATTGAAGAACAAGAAGAAAAACAAAAACTCATTGAAACTGTTCAAGAGCAAACACCAAAGGCTGAGTATTTTGATTCTCTGGTAAACAGCAATCTTCTTACAAACTTTCGAGATACAGCTAAAGAATTAGGGTATAGTCAAACAGAATTTACTGGATGGTTAATTGCTAAGGGTTATATTTACAAAGATTCCAAGGGCATTTTAAAACCTTACGAGACATACCGTAAGCAAGGATTGTTCCAGATGAAAGATTTTAAAAATCCATATAACCACTTTACCGGGACTCGAACCCTCGTGACAGTGAAAGGCAAAAACACCTTTAGACTTCTGATGCAGGTTCCAGACTAATGAAAATATCAACCAAGGAAATAACCGATGAATGTCAGCATTGCGGTGACATACTGGTTTGCCAGTTGTGCCGTGAAGGACACGGAATCAATCGTGAACGAATAAACGTTACCCAAATGGTTACATGCCAGATAGAACACAAGAACAGGAGGTTATCTAATGAGAATCATTTCACAGTGTAAAACCAAATCTGTTGAGTTTTATAACGTTGCTTTACTAAGACGTGATGAAACTATCTTTGCAAGGACTGCAAACCAAGACATGGTACTTGCAGAGTATAAGACTCCAGCCAGAGCAGCCGAGGTATTTGAGGAATTAAATATTTCCGCTTCTAGCTTCTCACCAGATATCTACTACATGCCAGAGGAATAAGCAATGAATGACACAAAGTTAGTTTTAGTTAAATTTATTGACGGCACAAGCGAAACAATAGAAGCTTATTGTAATCCACAAGACGGATACTATGGCTATCTAACCAACGAAGAATTGTTTTACGTATCTTGCACTTCTAGCTCAAAAGCTTTCTTTCCTCGCGAGTTTGTTAAAGCAATATCCCCTTTGGATGAATAGGAGGAGTAATGGCAACAAAATTTGAGAATGCAACAACATGGTTACAAGGTGTTATTTCTGGATATCAAAAGCAGATCAACGATTTCTCAGCTGTGCCTAATCCAGATGCAAATAAAATAAAAGCATGTAAAGAGCGTCAAGAGCTTTGTCAGTACATTTTGGACTTTATGGTTAAGGCTAAGCAGCAGAATAATATAATGGCTGCTAAGTCAAGTTCTCAAAATACCGCTGTAAAGCCACAGAATGCCCCACAATCAATTTCAGCTCATTCAATGGCAAATACTATAGGTAAAGAACAGCTAGAGCAATTAGAGCTTGTTTTGGGGCTTGATGCTACAATCAGCTTTTGCAGAGCCGCTTTAATCTTGGAGCTTCCAGAATTTGGATCAAAAGAGGCACTTCTTGGAACACTTAAAGATTTTACTGCGAAGCGTTAGGAGATTGTGCGAAATGATAAAAATTCTGAGACCTGGCACAAGAAAGGAAGCTGAATGTCCAAGTTGCGGTGCACTTTTGAGCTACGATATTTCTGACATTCTTGAGAAATCGTCGCACTCAATTACAGAAACATCATCTGCATTTTGGCTAAGCAGTAAAAATACAACTTACATCATCTGTCCGCAGTGTAATAACAAGATTATTTTGTCAGCAACTCGATAAGAAAGGAACATCTATGAGTAATATAGACAAATGCATTTCTGTGCTAATCAAGCTTAGCAAGTCTTTTGGAATTGATGCTAAAGCTTTGCCACCGCGTTTTAACCACATAACTGTTACTTTTAATAAAAAATTATATGATGGTACTCTGCACCGCTTTAACTATGCTTTTGAGCTTTGTTTACTGGAAAACCTTGACGCTCGTCAACTTCCGGAATATTTCGAATATGTATTTTTCGATAAAATTTTGGGATATTTTATCGAATGTGAAAAAGAAGCATTCAACGCAGAGGAGTTTTTATGATTAAATTAGAACATGCTGTATTACCAAGCCCAGAACAAATAGAATTTGCTATTGAAGGTCTTCGAAATTCCTTCAATTCATGGTTTAAAAGTGATAGTCATTGGGGCTGTCTTCACCTCGGTGAAGAACGTGATTGTGATACCTGCGATAGTATCCAACCAGATAAATGTACATGGTCTCCACAATTTATAGTTGGCAAAGAAGATATGGCACTTATGCAACGTCTATCTTCATATGGCTCCGATCATCGCAAATTTATGCGTATGCTTCCGGTATGCATCAGAATTACAGCACCACTTTATTGGTGGAAAGAAGCAGACACGTACTCTGTAGGTACTTCAAAGAATAGCTGCAGCACCATGCATCGAATTGATGCCAAAGAATTTACATTAGATGATTTCTCAGCAGAGCATCTTATTGACTTTGAAAGTGCTGAATCTGATTTTCCAATATTTCACGGGGCAGAGCATTCGCCAATCGACCTGTTGAATCAGACAATCCGTATACTTAATTTTTACAGGCAAAAATATCTTGCTACCAAGGAAAAGAAGTATTGGTGGCAACTAATTCAACTGCTGCCTGATTCTTATAACCAGACTAGAAATGTAACGCTTAACTACGAAGTCCTTGCAAACATCTATAAAGCACGCCGTAACCATAAACTGGACGAATGGCGAGATTTTTGCGACTGGATTGAAACATTGCCGTATAGTGATCTTATCACTGGAAAGGAAACGAAATGACATTTGACGAGTATCAGCGCGGTGTAATGAGAACCGCATCAGACGTAACAAAAGCGACAAAGGAAAACATGCTTATGAATGGTATCCTCGGTACTGCAGGTGAAGCAGGTGAGCTTGTTGATCTTCTTAAAAAGCAGATTTTTCAGGGGCATCCATTTGATAGAGAGCATCTTATCAAGGAGTGTGGCGATGTGCTGTATTATCTGGCACTTACTGCTGAGGCACTTGATACCTCTCTTGAAGATATTGCGATTAAAAACAACAAGAAACTTTGGGAACGCTATCCTGACGGCTTCAAAGCCGAAAATTCACTCCACAGAAAGGAAGGGGATATTTAATGTTTGTTCTTATTCTCCGCATTCTGGCATCTCTTTTTAACATCTTTATGCTGACTAGCATTATAGGATGGCTGAATGAGAAAAGATCCAGAGAAAGATTTGCCAGTGCTGTAGTACTTTCTGCGTTCTTTATCATGAATCTTGTCTTGACAGCCAGTGGCATGTGAGGATAAGATCACGCTGGGGTTATCGCCAAATGGTAAGGCACAGGATTTTGATTCCTGCACTGTTGGTTCGAGTCCAACTAGCCCTGTTGTGCCATTAGCTCAGCTGGAAGAGCACTTGACTTTTAATCAAGGCGTCGTGGGTTCGAGTCCCATATGGCACATACGGACCTTTAGCTCAATAGGTTAGGGCAGCTGCCTCATAAGCAGCCGGGTCTGGGTTCGAGTCCCAGAGGGTCCATATGCAGTTTGTAAACAATGTGGTTTTTTCTTTCTCTTGTGAAATCCCTTTCTCTTTTCCCACAAAGTAGCAACTGCAACTCCCCGTGAGAATCAACCTGCGGACAAGTCAGCCGCAACCGTATAGGCGGTCTTGGGGTAGATGCGCAGAATTGGTATTGCAGCAGACTGTAAATCTGTCATCTTCGGATATGTAGGTTCGAGTCCTACTCTACCCACTTTTGCCGCGACGCCACAATGGTACTGGGCCGATCTTGAAAATCGGTGATCTGTAACAGGACTGAGGGTTCGAATCCTTCTCGCGGCGCTCCAGTTGCCTAGGGTAGCTCCCGAAAAGCAGAACCTGTGACTGCCTGGCAACTGATTTGTAATCACAGGAATACATTATCGCACAGGAGGTAAAACAGATGTCAGAGAAGGCAAAAAAAGAAATAGTAATATCGGAGGGCAGAGATTTTAAAGGAATCTGGATTCCAGAACGTCTTTATTTATCACCGGATTTAAGTCCTAGAGAGAAATTCTTGTTAATTGAGATATACAGCCTTACTCAAAAAGACAAAGGCTGTTTTGCTTCTAACAAGCATTTTGCCAACTTCATTGGCTTAAAAGAAAATAGTATCCAAAAGATGCTTTTAAAATTTGAACAACTGGGATTGATTGAAAGAATCTTTGAATACAAAGAAAACACTAAAGAAATCGACAAGCGAATCATTATACTCACCCAGAAATTTTTTGATTCTTTTGTCAATGAAAAATCTATTTCTTCTAACATGGAAAAAAATCCATGTGGGGGTATGGAGAAAAATCAACAGGGTGGGGTTGAAAAAAGTCCACAGATAAGTAATACAATAGATATTAAGTATAACAGTAGTTTAAGTGATACAGATAAAGAACATGCTCTATTATCAACTAAAGTTGACAATAGAGATAAATACATGGTTTCGCGCACTAAAAGTGCTCAAAACTCAGGTGGCAAGCCCCAAAAGAAAGAACCTACTGTTGATCCGGATGACTTTATCAAATCTAAGGAGCTAGTTCTTAAAGATGAGCTTCATAGACTGTATTCGAACAATCCTAAAAACATCTTTACTACAGAGCAACAGGAAAATGACTGGGTTGACAAGGAATATAACAGCCTGACTGCTATTATTTTTGAGTTTAACCACCAATACAAAGCATCTACAGGCTTTGACGCTAAGAATCTATCAGACGAGAGCCTTAAACGAGTTGCAAGAAGCTATATCAAGTCACCAGAATCTTTAAAAGATGACTATGATGACCTTCAAAGCAATAAGGTTTTGATTGAAGAGTATCTAAAAACTGATTACGGCAGCAAACATGGAGCGATTGTAAAAAGTTTATCGCACTACATGTCTGGCAGCATTCGAGAAATGCTGTTCTATAAACACTTGTTCTAACTTGCCAATGCACATTTGCTAGCTATATACACGTACATTATGCTAGCTATATATGTACGTTGATACAAGTATACATGTACACTAGGAGGTGCAAATGCAGAATATAGAAATCAACTTTGGGGTTCGTCCATGTATTGTAAAACAAAATGGCGAAGAAAAGAAAGCATTATTCCATATGTGGAATAATTTCGCAAAGCCTGTTGCAGCAGATGTGTATGCTGGCGGTTGTCCAGAGGGACAAATTAGCATAGTATTTGGCATCGTGGAATACGAGGATGGCAGCGTGGATGAGGTGCGCCCAGCCCAGATTCGATTTGTTGACAATAAAATCAAAGGCTATGCTTTTGAGGAGGACTGATTCATGGTGAAATATAGACCACACAGAGGGGCATTGTGTGATGGAATGGCAGAAATGAGAATTTTTGATTCTGTCGAAGATATGTTCCACTACGTTGTCGAAGACTGGAAAGCATATGGAAATCCATTCAATGTCGGAGATTTGACCATAACGTGTGATGAAGGAAAAGACGAGCGCATTAACTGGAAGGAAGGCAGATATGTCTGCACCAGGCGAATGCGAGAAAAGATTTTTGACACGCCGCAGTGTATTGGAATGTGTTCGATTGAATCGTAGAACGGAGATAATAACATGATGAATCCTAAAAATAGTATAACGGTACTCGGATGTGAGTATCAGATTACAGTAGTTCAACACGATCAGTATAAAACGTGTGAGGGCTGTGATGGGTGGACTGACCCATATAGTAAAAAAATCTTCCTCATCGACCAGACTGCCAACCCAGACTGTGATCCAATCGCAACTGACCCAGTAGGACGAATGAAACAAGTGCTTAGGCATGAAATTGTACACGCTTTCCTTAACGAGTCTGGACTTGTCTACAACTCAAATTTTTCGATGCAGGGATGGGCAATGAATGAAGAGATGGTTGATTGGATTGCATGGAACGGAGAGAAATTGCACAAAGCGTGGAAGGAGGCAGGATTAGTTGATTAAAGATGATTTGCAAACAAAAGTTGTGGAGCAAGCCGCCCTTATAGCGGCGGCACTCAAAAAAGGTAAAGACGTTGAGGTACGGCGAACTGCAGCCGGAATCAGCATTGCCGAGGTTAGCAAGAAGGTTGTGTACCGATGATCGATGTCATGATTAACATTGACTGCAGAGATGGAATGAAAAGTATACCTGACAAGTCGATTGACATGGTTTGCACAGATCTTCCATACGGGATTACGAGAAATAAATGGGATACTCCGATTCCGTTTGATGACTTATGGGGGGCATTAACCGCATAATCAAAGACAATGGTGCAATTATCCTCTTTGCATCTGGTATGTTCACGGCAGACTTGATGAAAAGCAATTGCAAAATGTGGCACTATAATTTGATTTATGAAAAAGCAAATGCATCTGGATTTCTCAATGCGAACCGTATGCCACTTAGAGCGCATGAAGATATTTGCGTGTTCTATAAGTGTTTGCCAACATACAATCCACAAATGAAAAACGGTATGCCTGTTAAACGGGTTCGAAAAACTCAGAAAGCAACATCAAAATGCTACGGAAACTATACACCAACTGACTATGAAAGCACACAAAGATATCCAAGATCTGTGTGGAGATTTTCAAATGAAAACGGATATCATCAGACACAAAAGCCAGTTAAACTAATCGAAGAGTTGATTAAGACATATAGTAACCCAAACGACACAGTACTTGATATGTGCGCTGGAAGTATGACAACTGCTATCGCAGCTGTGAATACTGGCCGTCATTACATTTGTTTTGAAAAAGATCCCGATATTTTTTTGAATGGCATAAAAAGATTTAACGAATCAACCAATGGAGGACATGGACAATGAAATTAAAAAGACTAATTGTTACCCTTGCAACCGCAGTGATGCTTTCTGGTGCAGCCATTGGCTGTACTGAAGCTGATCAGGTAAGTTCTAATATCTCTAAGCAGGCAGACAACTTCAACGTGACTAGGAAGCTTACTGTTCTGAACGCAAGAACCGACACGGTTCTTCTGGAATTGACTGGAACATTTGCATTAAAGAACAATTCATCAAATGAACTCGAAGTCATTATTGAGACTGCCGAAGGCAAATACCAGAAAGATTATGTATATCTGAATGACTACACCATGTACGTTGTCGAGGATATCTCTGGTTCGGAGGTAGACAAGTACCATTATGAGATCAATTTCTTGCCAGAATGGGGATTTAAGGCAACTCATCACGAGTAAACTTTACGTTTACACAGTAAACACACGTAATGCATTCAATTTTAAAAGATCATAACAAGGGTTTGGAAATGAATTTTGCCGTGCTAAAGTGCGGAAAACTTAGAAAACTGTCGCCAAACACTTAGGAAAGGAGAAAAATCTTTTATGACATACGAAGACGCCTTAAAAGCTTCAAAAAATGGTCTAAATGTAATGATATGGACAGGAGAGGAGTATCTGCGCCTAGAAGAAGCAAAAGAATTTCTGAATTGTTCTTCTCATGTAATTCGAAGTAGTGAAGAATACAAAGGATACAAAAAGTTTTGCGAAGCCATTCAAAGCGATAAATGGAGTACTTATACAGAAATAGATCTTAGATGGGAACTTAGAAATTATCGAAAGCGTTTTGAACGTCTGAGTCACATACAAGATGATTTTTTAAAAGAACTACTCGGCAGCAATTATACAGCCCGGTATTCCAGTGAGCAAATGATCGTTGCCGATGCATTCAACACTCTTTATAGCCTAAAACGCAATCAAAAAATATTTATGCTTACAACTATTGTACTTTTAACGACAACAATTATAGCCTTAATAGTTTAAAGGAGGATTCTATGGAAATTTTAACACCTACTTACACATATGAAGAACTTACAGGTGCTACACGCTTGCTGGAAAATATGTGTGATAATTGCATTAAAAAGGACACCGATACTTACGATGATCCAGACAGGGAAAGAAAATACGAAGCACTGAATATTGCAATTGATGCCATCAAAAAACTGCCAGTAAAAAAGAAGGCTATGCTTTCGCAGCCAATGGCTGGCAAAACTGATGAGGAAATTGTTGCAACAAGAGAAAAGGCTGTTGCAGCTTTAGAGGCGAAGGGCTATGAAATCGTAAACACTCTTTTTACAGACGAGTGGTACAGCAACGAGTCGATGAAGGAACGCGGTGTTGTACAGATTCCGCTCTGTTTCTTAGCAAAGTCTCTGGAGAACATGAGCCTGTGCCATGCTGCATATTTCTGTAAAGGATGGGAAAATGCTCGTGGATGCCGTATCGAACATGATGCGGCAGTTGCGTATGGGCTAGATATCATCTACGAGGAGGATTAAGCACCATGGATTTCAGAGCTGCATTTTCCAATATGAAAAAAGGCATTCCAATGAAAAGAAAGAAATGGAATGAAGTCTGGTACTACGACAAATCAAAGAAAACCTTAATAGCGAAACACGATTCAGGAAAGCTTAAAGAACTTTTCAACATTCCTGACACTGCTGATATGACTTATATTTTTATGGGAGTACTTGCAGAAGACTGGGAAATTGCAAATAATTCTAGTGAATCGCAAACAGCTAACGGAAAACAATTATTCACATTTAGCAAAGCGCTAGATTTACTAAAGCAAGGTTATAAAGTCGCCCGAATGTGTTGGTATGGAAGCGGACGTTTTGTTTTATATCGCAAAGGTTTGCCAGCCGGCCATCCCTGTGATAAAGGTACAGTGGATGCGTATTTAGAAGTTGATAACGGAGAAGGACTTCTTAACTGCGATCCGTATCTTCAAATGCGTTATATTGACGGTTCGCTTGCAATGTATCTCCCAAGCGTGGAAGATCTTTTAGCGGAAGATTGGTATATTGAATAAAAATGATGGGAGGAAAATGGAGAATCTAAAATATTGTGCTCCACAAAGCAACTTAACCGATGACATACCAGTTGCTCTATTCGAAAATCTATAATAAATACTTATTTTGTGATGTGGAGCGATGTCCAAGAAGAAATAAAAAAACATTATCGTTACTCTGCTCAACAATGGGTAGATGAATATGAAAGAATATGGAATAAACACGGAGGAAATTAAATGGTTAGAGTAGGATCAGCGAGAATTGATGAGAATGGAAAAGTGATTGGCGGACAGGCAGGAGATCAGACAGGGCAGGAAGTAGCTGTAGAAGCATGGTATCGCCATGATAAGGGGTGGGTAGTTATCCGTGCTAAAGATGCAGCAGTGCGTGAGCGCATTGCACAGTGCATGGAAGCAGCGTGCGCAAATAATAATATCGGTTACGATCAGTCTACGTCTTGGGATTTGTACGACAAGGCTAAGCAGTACGGATGGGATTGCAGCAAGGTTAACACCCCAGTGGAGACAGACTGTAGCAGCCTTGTACGTGCATGCGTGGCATATGCTTTGCAGCGCGACATTCCGTGGTTTTCTACTGCCAACGAAGTTGAGGTTTTGGATGCTACAGATGAGTTTGAAATCATCCGTGAGCCAAAATGTACAGAGTCCTCAGCATATCAGATGCGTGGAGATATTCTGTGTACAACTGTACAGGGACATACTGTAGTAGTACTGGACGATGGCTCTAAAGTGGAGTGCGAGATTATCTCAACTGGTAACACTACACTCTGCGGCAAGGGCATTGGAACAGCAGTTGCGCTCACACCTATGAACATCCGCACAGGAGCAGATACATCTGCAAAGAAGCTTGATACAATCAAGACTTCTGTAGCCGTAGAAGTCCTCGAAATCACCGCTTCTGGTTGGTATAAGATTGTATGGCCGGGTGCTTCATGCGGATATGCCTTTACAAAGGCAGGAAGCGGCTATTACAGCTATTCTCCAAATACCAACGCACAAGTTATAAACTTAGGCGATAAAGTCCAATTCACGGGCAATAAACAGTATATGTCAGCATGGGCTGATAAGCCAATCACTGCAATTCCAGAAGTTGCAACTGTAACAAGTATTTGTGAGAGTGGCAAGCATCAGTACCACATAATAGGCGATAACGTCTATGGCTGGGTAAATCGAGAAGACATAGTAAGAAAATAATTAAAACGGCATAATCAAAATGGTGATTATGTAACAGCCAAAATGGAGGCTCTTCTTTAAGTGTTAAGAAAGGAGGAGCCTCTTTTTTTGTTAGAGTTAAGACAGCATAAAGAACGCGTGGAGAACATACAACGCCAAATCATCATGCAGCCTACATACAGTCAGCTCAACACCTTGTGTGGCGGAGCAAGACTGATTCTGCTTGACGCTAATGAGTTTATACCGAACCGTGATTTCAAGAACCTCGATGCGTATAGAGGGTATGGCGACCATGTAAATAGCTATGTCCGATGGTACTGCAACCGCAACAGAAAAGTAGAGGGCGACGAGTGGGACAAACTGTATTGGCAGACTTATCTGAATGGTGCACGAGCAAGAATATTCAATGATTATTTACTATTCTTAGAGCACAAGCGCGAACCTCGAAAGATGTTCTACAAGCCAAAGATTAAGCAGTTCGAGAAGTTCCAGCTTATAGAATCTTATCAAGGTATGCTTGATGATAAGTACGACATTTTGTGTATATCCATGCCACCTGGTACGGGCAAGGCTCAGCCATTATATTCGAAGGTACTTACTCCGAACGGTTTTGTTCAGATGGGTGATTTAAAGGTTGGCGACAAAGTATTTGCTGCGAATGGCAATGAATCAACCGTAGTCGGAATTTTTCCTCAAGGGAAACGCAAAATCTATGAAATTACTCTTGATGATGGATCTAAATGTAGAGCATCCGACAACCATTTATGGACTGTTCAAAGTAGAGATGATCGAAGGATAAGCAAAAGGCATCCGCATGAAGCATATCGAACAATAACAACCGAGGATATGATAAAGAATCTTTATGTAGAAAATGGAAAGAGGAAAAATTATTCTATCGACTATATAAAGCCTATTGATTTTCCAACAGCAGAATTAAAGTTGCATCCATATGTTATGGGTATTCTTATTGGAGACGGGTATTTAGGCGGAACACCAACATTTTCTACCGGGGACCCAGAAGTAATTGACCTTGTAAATTCTTTTTTACCGCCAGGATATAAAGTAAAGCACAGAGATAGATGCACTTATATAATAAACGGTCACGAGAAAGAACGTCGCCCTAATAGTTTAGTCACAAAAGCAGTAAAAGAGTATGGATTATTTGGACATACAGCCGCACAAAAATTTATTCCTAAAAATTATTTATATGGAAGTAAAGAGCAACGCCTTTGGCTTCTAAAAGGACTTATGGATGCTGACGGTACAACTGATGGAGGAAACGCATCTTACTGCACTATATCAGAACAGTTGGCTAATGACATAATAGAACTTGTTCATTCACTTGGTGGATATGCAAGCAAGCAGGTTAAAAAAAGCGGATACAAAGATAAAAACGGGAACTATGTCACCTGCCATGATTCTTATAACGTACAAATGGAGTTTGATTCCTCTAATAGCCAAATTTTTGCTACTACCAAAAAACAAAGCAAATATAAACCAAAAAGGGAACGAATCCGCCGTTTTGTAAAATCAATTGAGTACATCGAAGATGATGAATGCCAATGTATATACATTGACGATCCGTCACATTTATACATCACCGATGACTATATTGCTACGCACAACACAACCCTACTCAAGTTCTTCCATTCAGCCGTAATTGGTTGGTTCCCAGACGATTACAGTTTGTTTTATTCGCACTCAAGCGATATTACGCGAATGTATTACGATGGTGTCTATCAAATGGTTGACGATTCGCTTGAGTACGCTTGGCATGATATCTTCCCAGATCTAAAAATTACATCAACAAATGCATTGATGCAGCAGTTCAATGTCGGAAAATATAAGCCATTTCCATCTTTGCAAACAACATCTGTAGGCGCAAAGAGTGCCGGAAAAGTTCGTGCAAGCAAATTTTTACTTACCGATGATATGATAGGTAGCCTAGAAGAAGCTTTGAACAAGAACTATCTTGACAAAATGTGGGGAGCTTATACTGTAGATGCATTGCAGCGAAAAACAGTTGATAGCAATAATAATCCTTGCAAAGAGATCATGCAAGCAACACGTTGGTCAACTCAAGATGTTATTGGAAGACTGATAGATATATATGAAGGAAATAACCGTGTAAGAGTCATTTCCATTCCTGCTACTGATCCAGAGACGGGCGACAGTAACTTTGACTATGCAATAGGTGGCTTTACAAAGGAGTTCTTTGCAAAGCAAGCGCTGTTGATGGATGATGTGTCATACAACTGTCTTTACATGCAACAGCCAGTCGAAAGAGAAGGACTGCTGTTTCCAGAAGAAAAAATCATGCGATACAAGGAACTTCCGACCTCAAAAATTGAACGTATCACTGCTCAAGCTGATACAAAATCAACAGGTACTGATTTCTTCGTTCTTCCAGTGCTTATAAAGTACGAGGGAAAAGATTTATATTACTGCGTAGACTGTGTGTGCAGCAATTCTTCTGATTATGAAGCTCAGTATGAAAATTCCGCAAATCTCCTTGCTGACAACAAGGTTGAAGATTGCGAGTTTGAGGGTAATAGTGGTGGAGACCGTGTTTCTCTGGAAGTTGATAAACGCGTCCTTGAAAAAGGTTGGATTTGTAACATATCATCCCGAATGACTGAAACAAACAAAGAAGCGAGAATATATCAGTGTTCGAACTGGATATTGCAGCACGTTGTCTTTAAAGACAAAAAACTCTATACACCAAAAGAACCATATGGTGTAATGATGTCTCTTCTGGCCCAGTACTCCACCAGTGGAAAAAAGCAGCTTGATGACGTACCAGATACATTTGCAAACTTCGCATTACGCATACAGCGCAGAAAACCAAGACCAACAAGAATCATTAACAGCATCTATTAAGATTGGAGGTTTAATGAACACAAAACAATATCTTTCACAAATTAGCGTACTTGATCTCAAAATATCAAACAAAATCTACGAAAAAACACAGTTAAAGAATATGCTTTGTTCAGTTCCGAGTTGTGTAAAAGATGTCAATGTGCAAACTGGACATGCCACAGACAAGACTGCATCTACGATTTGCAAGTTGGTAGATATGGAACGCGAAATTGATTCAATGATTGATTCTTTTGTGGACTTAAAATCTAAAATCATTGTTCAAATGGAGCAGCTTGAGTTCAAGTATTATAATATACTGTTCAAGCGTTACGTTGCACAGCAACAATGGTGCGAAATAGTAGATGAGTTACATTTTACACAACGACATGTTTTTAAACTTCACAAAGAAGCGTTAAACGAATTTGAGAAAAAGTTTGGGAGTGAATATCTGAACCAATAAAAAATAGCAGGGGAAGCAAATTTCCCCTGCTATTGATGTTTCAGCAACTTTGATTTTCCTGAAATTCCTTTAAATCACTTTTTAACTTATTCATGATTTTTTCTGAGTAATTGTTGTCTTGGCGTCCCGTGAAATTTTGAAATACTTGAGTACCTTTAGCAGCTGCCTGTGATGATTGTTTTGCTTTCGATGATACATCTTCTTGTATAAGCTTTCGCAAATACAAAAATCGACTGCGAATCGGCTTCTGCTCATTTCTTCGCTTAATTTCAGCGGCTTTCTGCGCCACATACTGGTAGTAAGCCTTTTCCAGATCTTCCTTCTGGCAACTTGGCAGCTTATGAACTGGTACTGTTACGAGTAGCGTCCGTATCTCTTCTAGCTGTGCCTGTGATAGTTCCCATTCATCCAATGCACTTTCCCAGAGTGGACGATCTAATGCATCTTCCTTCGGCGCTGGCGCTTCTGGAACTTGCACTTCCAATATAGGTAATGTTTCGACTTCAAATCTTATACCAACTACCGTTCGCCCTTTCTTAATGGGTTCATATGTATACCGACATTCAGTTTTTTCATCCATTTCTTTCTGAACACGTTTCAATATCTTTTGATTAAAGAACTTGTATTCTTTATACAGTTCCTCTTTATCACAATCAAGTATTTGCCTTAATTCATCAAGCTGCACTTCCCAATTTTTTCGAAAACGGTTTTGCTCAAGATACGTAAACATGATATAAGTGTAACGGCTTGTGAGTAATGTTATGCAGCGCAGCTTATACCGAAGATATCCGAGGTTTTCAATATTAAAAAAATACTTCATTGCTTTTTGAGAACACTCTAGCTTTACTTGCCACAGACCGTAATCATCTTGCTCTGCCGTTGCTTCTTCAAATAACGTCACCAATCTAAAACCTTGTTTTTCACTATCATCTTGCACTTCTATTACATTTCCCATAAGATGCTTTAATCTTGCCTTGAGGTCTTGGTTGTTGATTTTTTTTACTCCTAAAATTTTTTCAAGTTCGCCTTTCTCGAAAACAACCGTTCTCCTGTCTGGCTTGTGACTGTCTATTCGTGATAAATAAGTGTCAAGTATCTTAAACTCTGCAAGCGATAGCTCGGAACGCCACAAGGAAAACAGTGGTAAACTTTTTTGAACAGTAAGTTTGTCTCCATTTCCTAAACTGGTTATTGGCCCAATCTTTTTTCTAGCCATGTGTAAAACCTCTCTTTCTCTACTTTTATGTTTATTATAGCACCATAAGTTACCATTGTAAATATAAAATTGTTACCTTTTTTATATTTTATGGAATTTCTTGGTTACTAATGCGGAATTTCTTGGTTACTAATGCGGAATTTCTTGGTTACTAATGCGGAATTTCTTGGTTACTAATGCGGAATTTCTTGGTTACCTATGC